GTTCGCCTGCGGCGTGAACCCGGCGGCGGCCATCGGGCGTTTCACGCCGCAGGCGAACATGCAGTTCGCGGGGCAGCTTGGCGGGCTCGCCGCTGGTGCGCGCGGCCAGATGGCGCAGGGCCAGATGGACCTTTCGGCGCAGGTGCTCAACGCGCTCAACCAGATCGAGGCGTACTACGACTCGGTGGGGATGCAGAAGTGGGCGGCCGACAAGGCGGCGAAGGCGTCGAGCAAGGCGGCCGGGATCGGCGGCTTCGCTTCGCTGGCGGGCGGCCTGCTTGGCGCGGGCGGCGCAGCGTAGGGATTCGGCAACCTCTTCTCCTGATCCGTCATGGCGACTCCGCAACTCTTCGGCGCTCCCAACCCGCAGGACACCGGCGGCGCGATGTCGTCGTTGATCGGCGCGCAGTCGCGTGCGGCCGAGTCGCAGCTTGCGGCGATCCAGGGAGCCGTCGCGCAGGCCGTGCAGGGCTTGCAGTTCGGCCTCCAGATCCGGCAGCGCAAGGACGAGCAGCTCCGCGAGATCGAAGCGCAGAGCACGCTCGAGCAGATCCGGCAGGCGGCGGCGGATCGGCGCGCGAACGCGGAGCTCGAGCAGCGACGTACGGAGTTCGGGGCCGATCTCTCGTTCCGGCGTGAAGGCCGCACGATGGACCAGGCGAACGCGGACCGCGCGTTTGGCCTGAACGAACGCCAGTTCGGCGAGGACGTGCGCTATCGCGGCGTGATGGAGGGGCTCCAGCGCGAGCAGCTCGGCATCATGCAGGCAGATAGCCAGGCGTCGCGCCAGAAGATGGCCGACGACATGGCGCGTGCGCGGGAGAACGACAGCTACCAGCGCCAGATTCGCGCGGGCCGGGACGCCGCGACGCGCTTCGTAGCTTCGATGGGCAGCCCCGTCGACGCCTTCGGGCGGTTCGACCCCGAGAAGTTCCAGGCGTTCCAGCAGACGCTCCAGTCGATGCAGGGGCCGCAGGTCGGGCCTCCGGGTCCGGGCCAGTTCCAGCCGGGCGACGGGTTCCAGGCTGGCGCGACCGAGGCGTTCATGGGCCAAGTCCAGCAGCAGCAGCAGATGGCAACGGGCGCCGCTGGGGCCGAGACGGATCGGATGCGCGCGGTCGGCGCGATACAGGGCGATGGCGGCTTCATGCTGCAAGGCGAGCCCGTGTTTCCCGTGTCTCCCGGCGCGCTTGACGCGCTCGGTAAGACCTACACGGTTTCGGCGTCGGATCGCTCGGCGTTCAAGGCCGACCTCGAGGCCGCGTCGACGAACGGCGTGCCGGTCATGTGGGACGCCAGGCGCGGCCGCATCGTGGGTGGCAATCTCACGCCTGACGTCCGCTCGCGCATCGAGGCCGCCATCGCTGGCGATCAGCGGCTCGGCGCAGCGTTCTCGGGCGCAAGCGCGCTTGCCTACGGGCTTCCAACGGAGCAGCGCGAGGCCGGGCAAGCGTTGATGTCCGGGATGTCCGGTCCCGGCGCCGCGTCGGCCCCGCCGCCGCCCCCGCCGCCGCCCGATCTCGCGTCGTCGATGTCGTTCCTCACGATGAAGGAACCGACGGCTCCGGGCGCGCAGCAAGCGCAGCCGGTGATGGAACCGCAGGCGGCCGAGCAGGCGTACTTCGGCCGCGTCGGCGCGGGCTCCGCTCCCGTCGAGGCTCCCCCGCAAGCTGAACCGCAGGCCGCACCGCAGCGCGGCGGGATGCAGGAGGCTCCGCAGTCCATGCGTGGCGCTCGCCCGCAGCCGCAGGCTCCGGCGCGTCCGCAGGCCCCCGCCGCGCGCGTCGTGCGTCCGGTCGACGAACTGCACAAGCTGGTGGGCGGCGTCAACGGCGGCGGCTCCGAGACGCTCAACTCGCCGCAGGGCCGCGCGATGATCCGCGAGAAGTTGCGGGAGCACGCGAGTCGCGGCTCGTCGGACTTCGAGCGGATCGCTACCTTGGCGATCTCGCAGGGTCTCATCTCCGAAGCGGCGGTGAAACCTCTGCGCGAGACGCAAGCCAATGAACGAGCCCAACGGGATCGCGCAAAGCGGCGCGGACGCCGGTAATCGACGAACCGGACGCAAGCTGGTTGAGGCGCTGAGCCTCGCCATTCAGGACCACGAGCGCGGCGTGCCGGAGGCTGGCCCCGCAGGGCTGCAACTCTCGCGCAGGCTGGAAGCCGCTGCGATGCGACCGGATGCGGTCGGCGTGCAAGCGCGACAGGTACGTCAGCAGTTCCAGGGCTACTACGACGCGCGCAACCGCGGCGAAATGGTGCCGGTTCCGCAGGTGCAGCTTGCGCCTGAGTTCGGCGACTTCGACCTGGACTCGAGCGCCTACGAGGGCGAGCGGCGCGTGGATCTCCTGGGGCGCTCGCGCCGCGAGAGCTACCGCGGCCCCGACGGCGGGCTGTACGTAGACGCTGGCGGCGTGCCGGTGCGTATCCCGGTCGAGAAGTACGAGCCCTTCAAGGAGCGCCTGGTGCGCGCCTACCGCGGCGAACTGCCGACGACGGGCATCCCGCTCGGCTCGATCTCGACGATGGCGAAGGCTGGCGAGGCCGTGCTGCGCACCGCGGAGTGGGCGCTCGGCGATGGCGCGTGGGAGGACACGACGCCGATCTTCGACGTGCCGACGGCCGACCCCGACATGCCGTTTGCGACGCTGCCGTCGTTCTCGCCGGACGGGGACTCGGCGCTGAGCGCGGCCGACCGCGAGGAAGCCTACGCGCTGCTCCAGGACCCGGTGGAGCTCCGCGCCATGCAGGAGGTGCTCGCGCAGGCGAACGCCGAGGGCGCGCTCGACATCGGCATCGGCGGGCACATCGTTCGCACGGCTGGGTTCCTGGCCGACTTCGCGGCGACGGGCGGCTACCTCAAGGCGGCCGGGACACTGGCGAAGGCCGGGGCGCTGCGCGTGACTGGCGCGTTGGGCTCGAACGTCGGCGAGACGCTCAAGGCCGCCGAGAACGTGACGCGCACGGACGCGGCCGGCGCTGTGACGGCGACGCCGTTCGCGCAGGGCTTCCAGACCATCCGCGACTTCGTGGGCTACCAGGTGATGAACGATGCCGTCTACGGGCGCATCGGTTCCGCTTCGGACCTGGCGGGAAGCGCACTCACGGGCGCGAAGGACGGCGCCGTGATGGCCGGCGCTAGCCAGGTCGTGCGCCTGGTGCGCTCGAACCTCATGCGCAAGCTCGCTGGCGAGTACGACCCGGTGACGGGGCGCGCGGCGTCGAAGCTTGGCCCGCTCGGTCGCGCTGCGGCGGGGATCTACCACACGGCTCGCGGCGCCGATCCCAAGATCGGGATGCCCCTGGGCGTCGACGAGATGACGGCTCGCGTGGCGGCGCTGTCGGCGGGCGGGCGCGGGCTGCGCGAGACGCTGGCGCGGCAAGGCTGGAGCACCGAAGCCGCGAAGATGGTCGAGAACACGATGGACTCGGCCGCGCTCGGCATCGTGTTCGGCGCGTACCACAGCGCGATTGCGAGCCCCGGCTACGACGACCTGCACCCGTGGGAAAAGACCAAGCGCATGATCGACGGGCTCACGAGCCCCGAGGCCATCGGCGGCGCGGTCGCGTTTGCCGGCCACGTCCTCGCCACGGGCTACGCCCACAAGTTCCAGTGGGGCAAGGAGTGGGAGAAGGCCCCGCCCGCAGCTCGAGCGCAGATCGACAAGCAGATCGCCACCTACACGCGCGAGATCGCGCAGCCACGCAACTACGAGAACGTTGAGGCGTTCCGCAAGGCGTTCGACGAGTACCGCAAGGCGTCGCCGAAGGAGTGGGCCGACTACCAGACCTTCGAGACGCCCTACGAGCGCGACGCGCTCATGGCGGGCTGGGAGGCTCGCGCCGAGTCGCTCAACGGCCCGCGTCAGCAGCGGCCGCCCGACACCGAGCCCCCGGCCGGTCCGGCGGCGTTCCCGGACCCTGGCCCGCTGGAGCCCGCAGGAGGGCCTGGCGCAGCGCCGGGCGCGGTTCGACCCGAGAGCCAGGGCGAGCCCGCCGCGCGCGCGCCGCAGGGCTTCTCGCAAGCGGAATGGGCCGAGGCTCTCGCTGGCGACATCCTCAGCAACCCGGAGGCCGCGCTGGGACGCCTTGGAGTCCAGGCTCCGGCGCCGCGCGCACGCGAGCCGCGCCAGGTCGCAGGCGAGGGGCCGGACCTCATGCGCTCCATCGAGCGCGTCGCCGAGCTCGAGCGCATCCCCGCCACCGAGCTCGTGCTCGCCCCCGAGGAGATGCAGTACAAGTCGGGCACGGACCCCAAGACGGGCCGCGATCCCGAGGGCGCGCTCAGCAAGCTCAAGTCCCGCGACGAGTGGTCGGAAATCTCCGCAGGCACGGTCCTCGTCTACGAACGCGCAAGCGGTGAGCGCGTGGTCGTCGACGGGCACCAGCGCACGAACGCAGCCAAGCGGCTCAGCCAGGGCGGCGAGCCGATCGAACTGAACGCCTTTGTCGTGCGCGAGTCGGACGGCATCACGGCGGGCCAGGCGCGCGCGCTCGGCGCGATCCTCAACACGCGGGCCGGAACCGGCAAGGCGCTCGACGTGGCGAAGGTCATCCGAGACCTGGGATGGACGGCCGAGCAGGTCGAGCAGCTTGGGGCGCGCGGCGCCTTCGCCAAGCAGGCGATCGGCCTCTCGCAGCTCTCTGATCCCGTGTTCGCGCAGGTCGTGAACGAACAGATCCCGGCGAACTTTGCGGCCGAGATCGGGCGGTTCGTGCCGCGCGGCGACGAGGCCCGTCAGCTTGCCGCGGCGCAGATGATCCAGCGCACGGCGAAGAACGTCGAGATGGCCGAGAGCATCGCGCGCGGCGTCGCCACGGAGGACGTTTTCGCGGGACGCCAGACCGACCTGTTCGGCGGCTCCGACGTGAAAACCATGCTCGAGCTGCGCACGGAAATCGTCAGCGAGCTCCGGCCGCAGGTGAAGCGCCTCGCCAGCGCCATGAAGGCGCTCGCCAAGAACGCCGACGTGGCGCGCGAGAAGAACATCGGCGAGCTCGACGCGGAGACGGCGCGCACGCTGGCGAACGACCAAGGAGCCTTGCTCTCGGCAATCGAGATGCAGGCAGGCAAACGCGGGACACTCATCAATGAACTCCTCAACCGACACGCAGATGAACTCGGCAAGCTCCCCGGCGAGCGCAAGCGGATCGCCGAATCCGCCCTCCGCGAACTCGAAGCCCTCGCGCAACAGGGCCGTCTTTTTGGCGACAGTGGCGCAGGGCCTCAAGCTCCTGCTCAGCCGACCGGCCCCAGCCTCTTCTCCGACCCCAACGCCTACAGCCGAGGCCAGCAGAGAATCGGGTTCCCCGAGGACCGCCGCCCCGTCGAGCCGCTGACGCCGGAGGTCGAGCGCGCGTGGCTCGGCAAGCTCCAGGGGGCGCTGTTCCCGCCGAGCGAGTACCGGAACGAGCGCGTCAAGGCGCTGGTCGAGCAGCTCGTCACGAAGGCGGGCCTCCCGTCGAAGGAAGCCGAGGCCGCCGTGCAGCTCATGGAGGCGCACGCCGAGGTCTGGGCGAGGTCGCGCGGAGCGAAGCCCGAGGACTGGTACGCGCAGCGCATCGCGGGCTTCACGAACACGACGACGCCGCTGCCGCCGCCCGAGGGTGCGCGCTCCGCGGTCACGTTCCTGAACGACGGCCGCGCCGTACTGCACGCGCTGAACAAGCCGCGTATCTCCGACATCGTGCACGAGCTCGCGCACGTCTGGCGACGCGACCTGCAAGGCAAGGCGCTGGAGGCGGTCGAGAAGTGGGCCGGCGCCGCCGGCGGGAACTGGACGCGCGGAGCGGAAGAGAAGTGGGCCAATGCGGCCGAGCGTTGGTTCCGCCAGGGCCGCGCGCCGACGCCGGGCCTCAAGGGCGTGTTCGAGCAGATGGGCCAGTGGATGCGCTCGCTCTACCGCCGCATCCGTGGGACCGGGCTCGACGTGGAGATTCCCGCCGACGTGCGCAAGGCGCTCGAGGGCCTCTTCGACGCCGGCCCGATCGGCGAGGACGTGGCGCTCCAGGCTCGGCTCGCGCGGCTCGGCCCCAAGGAGCGCGGCGCGATCTTCGCCGCCAACCGCAACAAGCCGCAGTACGTCGGCCTGTCCGAGCCCGAGGTCGTTGCGCACGAGTTGCGCGGCGGATTGCCGACGCCCGCACGGATCACGCCCGCCATCAAGATCGCGCAGGCCGGCGATTCGGTGCGCACCGCCGTCGACGTGATGAAGCTGCACGGCGCGCTCGAGTCGCAGATCCCCTACGACAGCCCGGACGTGCACAACGCCGTCATCGAGCTGGCGCGTGGAGGCGAGTCGTACCGCCAGCACTTCGAGGCGCGTGGATCGCTGGAGGCGTTCACCTTCGCCGTGGAGGCCGCGCAGCGCGCCAAGGCGCAGACGCGTGACGCGATCCTCTCTTCGCTGCCCGAGGGCAAGATCCGCGAGCGGATGCCGCTGGCGTTCGAGTACGCCGACGCGCGCCAGGGGACCGAGCCGATCTCGCCTGAGCTTCTCAAGCGGATGAAGGCCGCCGGACTCACGGACGCGAAGGGCCGCATGGACCTGCTCGCGTCGGCGGCGCTGGGCTCGCACGCGCAGAACGAGATGGCGCTGCGCGCCCTGGAGCACGTCGGCGAGCATCGCCTCAACGCGCCGCAGGGCGCCGCGCTGCCGTGGATCGCTTTCAACCGCTCGCCGTGGGAGTTCCGCCAGACGCCGCTCGAACGCGCGTTCAGCTTGCAGCGCCGCATGGACGGACTGCGCGAGAAGAAGTGGATCTCGCCCGCGTTCGACAAGGCGCTGCTCAAGGTCGGCGCGCTCTACGGGCAAATGTGGAGCGGCAACTTCGTCGGCCGCGTGAACAACGCGACGATCCAGTCCGCGGCGATGCGCGTGTTCGGCTCGCGCGAACAGTTCTCCGACATGCTTCGCGCCCGCGGCGAGGATGCACTTGCGGCGCTGTCCGAGCGCTTCGGGTTCCGTGCGCCGCCGTCGGCCGACATGAAGCTGCTCCAGTGGGCCATCGAGAGTGGGCGCTTCGCCGAAATGAAGGGGCCGCAGGACTTCGAGCGCTACCGCAAGGGCTCGGGTTACCTCTTCGATCTCGCGCGCGACGTCAGCGACGTCATGACGCGGCTCGGCCAGGCCGCCGCGCGCTTCGGCTACCTCGACCCCAAGCAGATCGAGAAGAACGCCGGGCGCTACGTCCCGCACCTCTACTTGTCGCTGGAGAACCAGGACATCGTGAAGGAACTGCGCGAGGGTCGTTTGCCCTCGTTCGCCGGCCGCAATATGGCGCGCGGCCCCGAGTCCAAAGACGGGATCACGCGCGTCCAAATCGAAGATCCGTTCGTGTGGCTCTCTGTGGTGACGCACCAGGAGGCCAAGGCGATTCAGTACCTCGGAGTGCTGCAAGACCTCAAGAACGGCGGCTACGCGATCACCGAGCGCCAGTGGAGCAAGCTCGACCCGTACTCGCAGAACGTCTACGAGCCCGTGACGCTCGAGGTGGTCGGCGCGAGCCCGTCCGAGGCCAACCTCAGCAACGGTCCGGCGCGCGCTCAGTCGATCGTCATGGGGAACTTGCTCAAGGAGCAACTCGACCCCGCGAGCGGCCGCCCCAAGAGCAAGCAAGTCACCGACACGTTGCTCGCGTACTTGGGTCTTGACCAGGACATGAAGCCGTCGCAGGACGGCAAGCTGTACCTGCCCCGACAACTCGTCTGGGAATTGGACGGGCTTACCCGGCAGACGTTCAACGCGCCGGAGATGGACACCATCGTCGACAAGGCGGTGTACGCCTACGAGCAGGCGACGCGCGGGTTCCGCCGCGGGCTCACCATCGGGCGCCCGAAGCACTGGACGCTGAACCTGACGACGAGCGTGATGTCGAACCACGCGCTCAACCGGCTGCCGATGTGGGACGTGGCGAAGTCGGTGCTCACCGGGCGCGGGTATTTCGCGGACGCTCAGCGCGACATCAAGGGGCTGCTGGATCTGGTCAAGACCGGCAACCTCAACGTGAAGCCGGAGAAGTGGACAAACGAGCAGTGGGAGCGCGTGCAGCTTCTCCAAGAGGCTTTCCGCACGCTGAACGGCACGACGTTCACCGGCGTCGGCATCGAGGCGAGCGTCGTCACAGACGCGATGAGCGCAGCCGTCACGCCCGACATCACGACGGCGGGGCTCCTGCGCGATCTCCGCAACTCCGGCGTGCCCGTCGAGTCGCAAGCGGCCTGGCGCGTCGCCGCTGTCGACACCGTGCGCCGCATGACCGGCGGGCTCACCGAGTTCGACCGCACGCTCGCCAAGCTGGGCGGGTCGCACGACGCGAACGAGCGCGCCCGCGCGATGGCGAACTTCACGGGCTTCTACCAGCTCTGGGAAATGGCCTTCAAATGGGCCGCCACGCTGCGCACCATCGACACGCAGCCCGAGGCGATCTCGCTGGAGCACGCCGTTCGCTACGCCGCCGTCGGCACCGCGGACTACGCGAACACCAGCCCGCTGATGCGGTCCTTCAATTCGAGCTACTCAAGCTTCTCGAACCCGCTGTTCAAGAAGGCCGAAGGCGAGGGCGGCCGCTGGTCGCGCGCGCTGATGCGCGAGGCGCTCAAGGGCCGGTTCTGGATGTACACCAGCACGATGACCGGGCCGCTCATGGCGAGCGTCGGGGCTCACCCGATCCGCGCCGCCGGCTCGGCCGCCGTCATGGCGACGATGGCGGGCCTCTTGCACCGTCTGAGCACGCAAGACCCCGAAGAGGATGCGTCTTTCCAGGAGGCGCTCCGCGGCTCGATGGCGCGCGCTGGGACGCCCATCATCGACTCGGCGACGCTCGAGGCCGCGTCCAAGATCGGGATGGTCTGGCCCAACGTCACCGGCGGCGCGATGGTGCCGCACGAGGCGCGCTCGCTGCTGAACGAGACCTACAAGGCGATGCTCGGCGGAAGCTCGCTGATCTTCCAAGCGCCGTCGCGTGGCGACGAGACCCGCGTGTCCTCGCTCGAGGATCTCGCGCCCGGCTGGGGCAACTGGATCGGCGCCGGCCACGCACTGCAAAGCGCGGCGTCGAAGTCGCCCGAGCAGATCGCGTCCTCGCTGTTCGACGCCATGAGCCTTCGCGCCGGCGAGCTCTCGATTGCGATGGCTCACGGCGCGTTCGGCGGGCTCAAGCTGCTGACGAGCGAAGGGCCGCAGGCGTGGCTCGACTCGCTCAAGAACGTGCGCGACGCCGCGAGCGACGCGCTGCCGGCGATCTCGCCGTTCTTCCTCGCCTCGCGCGACGGCCAGCGCATGATCGAAGTGGCGGCGCTCAACGGGCAGAAGATCGAGGAGTACGCGCGCGGCATCGTGCAGGTCGACCAGCCGGACCCGGCGCGCAACGTCGGCGAACTGCTGTTCTCGTCGCTGTGGCGCTCGCAGCGCCTCGTGCAGCCGCAGATGGGCGGCGTGACCGAGCGCGAAGCCCTCGAGGCCATCGTCGGTCGCCTGTTCCCCGAGAGCACGCGCTCCGATGGCCCGTTCTGGGACAAGCTCAAAGCGGCGCAGGCCGACATCCACTACCAGATGAGCGAGGTTCTCTCCGGGGCCTACGACTCGTGGCTGCGCGGTGGACGCTCCATGTCCACGTTCGACGCCTGGCTGTTGCCGCAAATGTTCAGCGAGCAGGGCGCGATGCAGACCTTGATCCGCCGCGAGCCGGACCCCGAGAAGCGCCAGCGCATGAGCGAGTATTTCACGCGCTTCGTCGGCTCTGACGAGTGGTCGCGCGTCGCCAGCACGTCGCTCGAGCTCGCGCGTCGCCGGGCGATGCGGCCCGACTTCTTCCGCCAGGCGATCACCAACGCCATGCGCGACCCGTCCGGCCAGGCCATGCTGAACTGGCTTGACCGCGAGGTCGTTCGCAAGACCCCTGACCGCGAGGCCGTCCACGACTACGCCGCGATCTTCTTCGGCGCCGTGCAGCAACCCACTGTTGGGACGGTGCGCTTCCAGCAGTGGGAGCAGGTGCTACGCCGACTGTACGATTACGGCTACAAGCCGGGCGTCCTGACCGACGACGCAGCCGCCGCGCTGCGCCGCCGAGGCATCAAGCCGGAGCTGTCTGGCGGTCCCGCACTCAACCAAGCCCTTCTCCGCAGGTGAACCCATGACCATCGTTCGATTCCAGCGCTGCGCCCGCACCATCGTCTACGCCGTCGCCCTCGCCCTGCTGGCCCTGGCCGTCACGGGCTGCAAGTCGAGCCAGAGCTTCGCCGTGGCGAAGTTCCACGCGACCACCGTGCTCGGCAGCACCGAAACGCCTCCGATCCTGGCGCGCTTCGACGGCGACCTGTTCGTCGGCTGGGCGAGCACGAACGCCGTCGCCAGCATCGAGCCGAAGATCGGCGGCGTGCCCTTCTACCAGGCCGTGATGCCGGCCGGCCGCGCCGTCGTGTTCCAGCGCTCGCAGGACTTCAAGTGGAGCGGGACGTTCCCCGGTGAGGCGCTCCCCGCTCGAGCGGCGCAACTCTTCACCGAGAACGAGAAAGCGGCCTGGGGTCTCCAGTTCCAGGCTCCTCCGGGCAACCCCGGCCCCGGCGACACGGTGCCCGCGGGAGCCGCTCAGTGAGCGTCATTGGACTGGAGCCGAACGACGGCTTCGATCCGGTCGACCGACGGCTCTACGTCCTCGGCGTCAAGACCTGCGCCGAGATCCCGCTGACCGTCGGCAGCGACCCGCACGATCCTTGGCAGATCGCCGGGGAGACGAGCGCCGCGCCGGATGGCACGAACGTCGACGGCGGCGCGTACCACGCGACCGGCGACCCGCTGGACACCGAGCCCGGCCACGTCTGGCCGTTCATGAACCTGGGCGCGACGATGCGCTCGAACCTGAGCCCGGCCGGGTACTTCCCCGCCTGCCGCTCGAAGGAAGGGATCAACCACTACCGCCGCTGCGTGCGCCTCGCGCCGCGCATGTTCGGCTCCGACGGCCGCCTGCTGGCGTTCCGCCTGTTCGGCCGCCTCAAGGCGACCAACGCCGCCAACGTCCTCGACCTGATCCTGCCCGTCGACCTCGTGACGGCGCTACCGACCACCACGCTCGTCGCTGGGAAGCACGTCGCCATCCGCCTGCCCCTGGGCAACCTGGGCGCGAACGAGGTTGGATTCTCTCTGACCGTGGAGGGCCAGCCGATTGGACCGCGCAGGAGCCTCTGGGAAGCCCGCCTGCGCGTCGCGGCGCAGACCAACCCCGGAACATCAAACCCGGCGCTCGACCTCGTGCGCGGCCCGTTCGAGCTTGACCTGACGGCAACCGGCCCGGACATGGACACGACGGGCGGCGAGCTCGGCTTCCTGTTCGCCGCGCGCCGCTCCACCGCCATCGCCGTTGACGCCATCGGAACCGCCGGCGGCGCCGCGCAGGACGGCTCCGAGGTCTACGTCAAGGTCGGCGCCGCGTCCTGCTTCCTGTTCCCCGGAGCCTGAGCCCATGCCCGTCGTCACGACTCGAGCAACGTCCTCGTTCCCTGGCACGTCCGGCCGCGTCTACTACGGCGAGAACGAGGACGAGCACCTCTTCGGGTGGAACTCGGTCAACCCGCAGAAGGACATGCCGCTGATCGTCTACATCAAGCCGGGCGACACCTTCAACATGGGCGAGCGGGTGATGGACCCGCACACGTCCTCGAGCCCCGCGCTCGGCGACGCCATCGACGAGATTTCCGACACGCTCGGCTGGCCCATCGTCAGCCTCGAGATCCGGCCGCCCTACAGCGCCTCGTCGCCGCGCCGCGAGCCGTTCGGGAAGCGCCCTTGGCCTGGGCAGATCCTCTCCGTCATCAAGGCCATGCGCTTCCTGCGGCGCAACCGCAAGAACACCGCGCTCTGGGGCGCCAACGGCTCCATCTCGCCGCAGAACATCGTGCTCATGGGCTCGAGCTCCGGCAACACGCTGAGCCTGCTCGCCGCGTGCATCCCGCCCCAGGCGACGCCGTTCGGCCGTGGCACGCAGCTCGGCGCGCGCAACGACGACGAGGACCACCGCCCCGACGCCGTGGCCGGGTTCATCGGGCAAATCGACTGGACGCAGTTCGCCAACGATCCCACCGAAACCTCGGGGCCGTTCCGCTTCGACACGCGCCAATACTTCTTTGGCCTCAACAGCACGCTGACGAACACCGCGCTCCCCGAGCAGGTGAAGCGCTCCGCGTCGCCCTGGTGGTGGCTCAACTACGTCGAGCCTGAGCGCACGCGCTTCTGGGGCTCGTGGGGCCGTCGCCCCTCGGCTGGCAAGGGCCGCGATCTCACGCCCGCGATGTGGTCGCCCGGCACGATCCAGAATGTGGAACCGGCCGCGTTCTACGACCCGCATCACTACTTCCAGGCCGACCCCTGGGACAAGGCCCTCAAGAGCCGCGGCGTCAAGGTCCGCACCATCTGGGGCGGCAAGGACGACAACCCGCAGGGGGCCAACAACGATTTGGTCCCGGACGCGGAACTCGATCTCGTCCGCTGGGTCCGGGGCCTCGGCTGGAAGTCGCTGCTCAGCTAGCCGCGCGCCTGCGCTGCACGCTTGCGGTTGAACGCGCGCGACGTGACGCGCCGGTTGCTCTTGTCGTGCGAGCCGCCCTGCGCCAGCGGCTTGATGTGGTCGACCTCCCGAGGATCGCCGACCTTGAGCCCGGCCTCACGCCGCGCGCGGTTGCGCTCGACGCGGTTCTTCACCTGCTCCGGGCGAGCGGCGTAGGCGGTCTCTTTCTTGTAGTTGCGGCAGTCTCCAGAGCTGTCTCTGGAACTGCCCTTCGCGCATCCACGCTTTGCCATGTGATTTGTGCTCCTGCTCACTTCACCCAGAAGAAGCCCTGCCCGATCGGCGCCGTCATCGACGGGTCGAGCTTCCAGTCGCTCCCGTTCCAGCGGTAGCACTGAATCCAGCCGTTGCCGGTGCAGCCCTTGATCTCGATGCGCTCGCCGTCGCCGACACGCAGCGCCAGGATTCCGCTCTCCAGGTGCAGCCCCTCGATGTCGATGATGGCGGGGCCGGTGCGCGTCGGCTCCCTGCGCCCGAAATCGAACAGCATGATCGCCGGGCGATCGGGGTTCTTCATCTGCACCCAGCCGTCCTTCCAGGTGAAGGACCGGCAGTACTGCACACACACCCCGCCGAACGAGTCGAACGTCTTGCCGTTGTAGACCTTCGTCGCGGTCTGGTTGATCGTGCGGACAGCGACCTTCTCGAACACGATGTCGGTGAGGGGGCCTGCGTCGAACAGCGTGATGGCCGATCCCGCCCGGCCGATGCCGCGCGCCTGCCCACACTCGACGGCAAAGACGCGGCGCAGCGTGATGAGCCGTGGCATGAGCCACTGCGGGTCGGCGCGGTTCAGCGTGTGGCGCATCTGCAACGCCTGCGCTCCAGCGCCCTCCAGCCAAGCGTCCTGAATCAGCAGCTCGCCAACCGCATCAGCCAGTGAGCCGTAGCTGCCGTAGAGGATGTGCTCCCACCACGCGCCGCGCCCGACGAAGCGGATGATCCTGCCCAGCCACTGGTAGAACCGGACCGTCCACTTGCTCTGCGTGAACTTGTCGGAGCCGTTGATGCAGTTGATCTCGACGTCCTCCATCGAGACCCGCGTGTGCGGCTGGTCAAACGAGACCAGCGCACCCCAGTAGCCGGTGTAGGCCACCATGAGCCGCGAGATCAGCCAGCCGTGCGCGCCGGCCTTCGGTGCCGAGATGCTGGAAACGACCTTGGTGTGCGGCCGCAGCTTCGGCGGCTCCCACACAGGCAGCCACGCCGGCGTCTGCGCCATTGCTCGAGCAATCGCCTGCGGCGTGTCGGAGGGCTCGACCTCGAGCTCCTCGACGGGGAAGTCGTACGGCGGCGGCTCCTCGTGGCCCGACTCGATGACGGAGCCCGGCGGCTCCTCCGCGGTGCTCGTGTCCTTCGGCGCTCCGCAGCCGGCGAGGAAAAGTGACAGGGACGCGAGCAGGTACAGCAGCAGGTGGGGTTTGTGCTTCATGGGGGTCAATGTAGCGCACTGCACCCGTACTCGGCGATCAGCGCTGCGTCCCGCTGGCCTTCGCTCCATTTCGCTGTCTGCGCGCCCCACAGGCGTTCGCACGCGATCTTCGCCTTCGCCTTGGGCTTGAGGTCCTTCGGCTCGATGTTGGCGAGCATGACCTTTTGCCATGTCTGCGAGGGGACCACGACGATGGGCGTGCCGCTCACGAGCGCAGCGCACTCGAACGCCGTGATGCAGCGCACGAGCGAGTGAACCGCCGAAGTGCCGAGGCCGAAGGACGCGAAGCCTTCGATGTAGATGCGCACGGGATACGGCGAGCGCTGGAAGCGTTCGAGGATCGCGCCAAGGTCGTACGCTCTCCCGCCCTTCCTGCTGCCGATGACAGGCACAACGTCGAAAAACCAGCACGCTTCGTGGCGCCATGCGAGCGCGCCGTCGAGGCCGGGGTCGATGCCGATGATGGTGGGTGACGTACTCAAAACGGAAACCTCGCGTCCTTCGGTTCGTGGTCATGCGCGCCGTTGCGTAGTTCGCAGCAGCAATCGCCGTTGAGAATGAGCGCGTAGTCCAGTGCGTCGCACCAATGCGCGCTCGGGTAGATCCAGCGGACCCAGCGCGGGATGCGGCCTCTGCGGTCGAGCCAGCGGTAGAGGAGGGTGATCACGCGCTCGCCTTGGGCTTGTACGTGCGCGCGATGTGGCGCGACAGCACGAGCGGGATCTTGGCGATCATCGCGCTGGCGAACTTGCGGGGCGCTCCAGTCTTGCGCCCATCAGGATTCCGCCCCTTGCCGCTCGTCGTGTTGTGCGCGACGTTGAACCACGAGCCGCCGGTGTTCTTCGTGGCGCGGTTCACGCTCTCAGACTGGAACGATCGGCCGCTGCCGTCAAAGCGAAAGCCTGGGTTCTTGTGGGCGCGGCGAGCAATCGGCATGAGCGCCGGCACGTCGCCCCACAGGTAGAACGAGCCGAAGTGCCAGTGCGCGCGGCCGACCCACTTCTGCGCGCCGCGGACGTTCTCGACGACCATCGGGATGTGACGCCCCGCCGCTTCGCACGCCTCGCGTTGGATGCGGAAGCACGCTTCAAAGAGCGTGTTGTCGGGCGGGGGCAGCGCGCGAGCTCGACTCCACGGCATCGCGCGGTAGCTGTACGCCTGGCACGGCGGGCTTGCGACGATGAGCGCGGCGTCTTTGAACTGCGCGCCGTGAATCGTGGCCACGTCCTGCAGCACAAGCTGCGCGGGGTAGCGGTGCTCGCCGTAGACGTGGCGCTCGATGTCGAAGCCCACTACGTCGTAGCCCTCGGCGAGCAGTCCCTCCGACCAGCCGCCGAGGCCGCAGAAGAGGTCCACAGCGAGCGGCTTGCTCACGCCCCACCTCGCGCGCGTTCGCGCTTCGCTTCTTGGAATAGCGCGTCAAGCTGCGCAAGTTGCTCGCGCTGCCTTTCTCGCCGCTGGAGACGCGCGCGAAGAAGCAACGCGGCCCAAGCGAGCAGGCACACGACGGCGACGGCGGCGATCATGATTCACCTCGCGCGCGGATGGCCGAGGCGGCCTCAGTGAGCGCTTCAGCCTGATTTGTGTGCATCGCAAGCAGCGGGCGGTTGGAGTAACCACTCGCTCCTTGGTCGCGCGCGCTTCTTTCACGTTCGTCGATGGCCTGCTGCGCAAGCCCGTCGCACACCTTTGCATTTGCCTCGCGCTCGTCCGCGATGGCGGCGGCGATGGCGCGCTCTAGCGAGGCTTCACCGCGGGGATAGCTCTGGTGCCACTCGTGCATGAGTTCCCTTGCCCTCTCCAAGTCCCTAGAGGTCATAACGGTGCTCCACTCCACGCGCCCTAGCAAGGAGGCCCTTCTGCGTGCGTGCGTCGCCGATCAGCTTGCGCGCGGCGTGGATGGCGTCGCCCCACCCGTCGATAGTCTCCTTCGGCGTGAGGTTGGCTTGCGACGACTTGTACGCTTCGAGCTTCGATATCAGCGCGAGCAAGCCTGCGTCCCAGCCTTCGAGCTTGTCGTCAAGATTCATCGCGGGTCTCCATTTTCGTCGTCGTTCTCGGCCATCTCGATCGCCGCGCTGAGCACTTCGGGCGCGGGGTTGTCCATGAGCCCAAGGTGTAAGCCGTTGGACGAGATGCGCTTCGCTGCGCGATGCACCCACACTTCGCGTCCCGTGACATCGCTTCGATGGTACAGGTACGGTTCGCACCAGCACTCGGCGCTATCAGTGTGCTCGCGTGTCATTCGCCTCGACCACCTCGATAGGCTCGGCAGTCGTCGCACTCGCATTCGCGCTCCGTTACGCCTCCGTCCGCGCTGAGGTCCGCGTGCGCGTCGTAAAGCTTGCGCTGAAGCATCGAGGTTTCAGAGTGAACCAAGTTGGCGATGGCGGCAACGAGCGCCGTGTTCGCGCAGTGTCCGAACTCGATCGCGTAGCCCGCAGCGGAGACGCTCGCCACGATCTCCCTCGCCCTCTCCAAGTCGCGCGGGGTCATTGGGGGCCTCGCTCTGCCTCTGCGCGCGGGTTAACGCGAAGGTTGTCTATCGAGTCCGAAAGGAATCCACCTACGGTTCGCTTTCCGCAAGCCGTCAAACGCAACTGGAGGCGATAGATCTCGTCTTGGAGCATCAGCACGCGCCCCTTGTCGCAGTGCTCGCATGGCACCGGCGCGCATCCGCAGTCCACGTCGTACTCGCCCGTGTCCGCGATCGGCCACGTAATCGGGTTGTGGCAAATCACGGGCGCGTTTTCTTCGGCCTGCTCGCGCGTGTGCGGCGGCGTTTTCCCTGCGTCGTAGCAGTGCGCGCACATGCGCCGTTGCTCGGCGTCAAGCTCGGCGAGTTGTAGGCGCTCCCGCTCCATCCGCGCCGCATCCTCGCGCTCGCGGCGGATCAGGGCGGCGATGGCTTCAACGGCTCGCTGGCGGGCCTCAGCGCGCACCATCAGCGAAGGTCCGTCGAAGCGGGCCTCGTCTAAGCACTCGCGCGCCGCCTGCTCGATGCGGTCCTGTGTCATAGCTTCACTCCAAGTCGCTCGCGTTCTTCGTCGTCCAGTCCAAAGCGTTCGATCGCTTCCCGTGTATCCGCAACTGCGGATCGCCCGCCCTCCTGTCACCCCCAGCCGGTGTAGTCGCAGCCCGCCGCAAGCGAGAACCAGCGTCCATCGGCGAGCCGTCCGTAGACGATCCAATCTGGGCCGTCGTTGTCGCCAAGCGCGAGGCCAGCGATCTCGGCCACGTTGTCGCGCGTGAACGTGTCGCCCGAGACCGTGGCCCCAGGGACGCGATCCGGTTGCGCGTACTTGAACGCTTCCTTCCAGTCGTAGTCGTCGAGTTCCTTCAACATGATTTCCTCCCGTGTTTCTTCGCGTGCCGTCGCCTTTTATTGATCGAGGCGCGGGTGAGTCCAAGGTCGCCGACCCACTGCGGGCGACGCAATGGCGAGTAGGGCGGGTGCAGTGTGGCGCCACGCCAGCGCGACAGGATGGCTCGCCTGCTCACGTCGCGCCCCCGTCGGACTGCGCAAGCTGGCGCTGAGCGATCAGCGCGCGGCGGCTCACGCTTCCGTTGTCCTCGCGCATGTTCGCCACGTCGCGCAGCACGTTCGCGCGGTCTACGTCCGATGCGCGCTGCTTGAGCGTGCATTCGTCGGCGCGCGCGATGCCATCGGGCCAGCCGCACCAGTTGACGTAGCCGCCCTCTTCGTCCGTGGCGAGAATCCAGTCCTCACCAGTGGGCGCGTGATGTACCCAGTCACCAGCTCGAAACTTCATGCCTGCTCCTTGTCGTCCTCCTCCACCATCGGCCACACCGCGTCCGTGATGCGCTTGAACTCGTCCTGCGCGCGCTTGTACCCGCGTGCGTCGGCCGCGCGAAGGGCTCGTGCGACATCGCGGCGAGTCACCGACAGCGCAGCGTAGGCGCGCACGACCTTGTCCGCTTCCTCGTCGGCCCAGTCCCTAGCGGGCATCGTGGGGCTCCTGGGCGGCGGCGATTCGCGCGTAGGCTTCCTCGGACGCAGCCTTGATTCGCGCCCCGTCGCCTTCCGATAGAACCTGGATCATGTAGTGCATGTGCTCGATCGCCTCGCGCGCGTCGCCCATGTGGTCGAGAAGGGGCTCCTCAAGAAGCTGACCGCTCTCGTCGATGCAGTGCTGGTACGAACCGGCCATCACCGCACCTCCTTCGCTGCGGCGGGGGCGAGGGCGGCGCGGATCACGCGCAGCGAGTCATCGACGCGATTGGAGTCGCTGGGGCTGAGCGCATGGGGGTCGTTGATGTAATCGAGCGTGCTGCCAGCGCGCATTAGCACCGCCCGCAGCCGCTCGACCTCGGCCTGGAGCGCGGCGGTCTGGGCGAGCGTGCGTTCGAGATCGGCGCGCACGATTTCGATCACGTTGATTTGCGCATCGCGGACAGACGCCAGCGCATCCCGCTCGCCGGCGGCGGCGAGGAGGGCGGGGAAGGCGTTGAGCGCAGCGCACACGGCCTCTTTCGGCTTGCGGCGCATCTCTGCGAGCGGGTGATCGTGCGGACCGCTGTTGGTCGCGTAGATCGAGTCGTCGCCCTCGTCGATGTCGAAGTACCAGTCGCGCAACTCGTGTGCATGCGCCCGCAGCGCGCCCAGGTCCAGTTCGGTGCTCACTTGATTTGCTCCAGTGTCTCGGGGGTGGGGTCGGGCAGGGCGCGGATGGCGCTCATGCAGTGGTTGTAGGGTCCCTTCGCGTGCGGGTAGTAGCCTGCGGACACGTCATCGCACGCCTTCGCCGCCGCCTCCACGCCAGCGCGGTACGCGGCGAGCTTGATCTTGAGCGCGTCGGCCCGCAGCGACTCCAGTTCGTCGATCGCGTCCGTCAGGATCAGGTCCACGTCGCGCTCGCGGTTCGGCGGGATCGTCATGTAGTGCACGCTCCCAGGCCCGCCCATGATGCGTCGATGCGCGCGGTCGAAGGCGTCGCGGATTCGTTCAATCGGGTGCTTCATTTGATTTCCTCGCCGCGCTCTAGGGCGCGGAGCTGCTTCACTAGGTTGCACACGCCACGCCCACGCTTCCCGCCGCGCACTTGGAACAGCCCCGTGCCCGGCCAGAAATCAGCCACGCGCTCGCCCACGCTGACGATCAGGTGCGCGCCGTCGTTGCGAGCCTCGAACGCGATGCCTTCGCGGCGCAGTACGTCCGCGCTCCCTTGGCGATTGCTCGCGCGCTTGGCCTGAGCGTGCTTGCGTACGTCGCGCCACATGTCTGCGGAGTCGCTAGCCACGGCTCGCCTCCATCGCACGCACGGCGCGAAGTTCCGCCTTCAACTGCTCGACCTCGATCTCAAGCTCGCGCGTGTTCCACTTGTGCATGAGCGCGTAGGCGTCCTCCTCGAAGTCTTGGTCGTTGACGATGTAGACTCCGCTCGTGACGTCCTGCTTGCGCAACGAGCGCTGGCCGTCCGCGTGCAAGTCGAACGTGACGGTCGCGTCGTAGCGTCGCCCATCGCGCTCGAACGGAGCGGCGACGGTGATGGTGCCGATGATGGGGTTTGCGATGAACGCCCCCTCGCGCGGCGGCTCGCTAGTCCACGCGGTCATTGGGACACCTCGCGCGCAAGCTCGGCGAGTAGGGCGTCGGCGATCCTCGTCGCTTCGGACGCGCACCGGGCCGCATCGCCAAAGGTGCAATTTGCGTTGCCCAGCATCCCCTGCATCGCCATCGCCGCGAACAGCTCGCGCTTGGTGAGGCCACGGTCGCATGGCGTGCGGATAGGCACTCCCGCGTCGGTCCATCCAGTGTGCGCGTCGCTCGGATACGCCGCGCCGCCGTCGTTGTGCTTGCTCACGCCCCACGCTCCACGGTCTCGATGACCGGCAGGGCGACGCGGTGGAAGCATTCAGCGTGCGTTCCGATCTTGCGCGCGGCCTCAATGTCGCCAATGACAATGCGCGCCGAAGCGCCGTGATATTGCAAGACCCAGCACTCCAGCACGCGCGCGGGCGGCGGCGAGGACACGGGCGCGCTCGGCTCGCCGCGTTGGCGGGCATCGTAGAGCGCTTTCCACGCATCCTCGATCGGCTCGAAGTTCGAGTAGCTAACGCGATCGTCAACCGACGCCTCCGCGAACTCCACCGCAGCGCGCGTGTACTCGTCGGGCGCGTCGGGCGCGGACAGCGGCGCGGCGAGCCAGGCGCGGGCCAGCGCCTCGTTGTGCGCCTTCTTCTCCTCGGTCAGCGCGCGTTGCAGGTCGGCGAGCTGCGCCTTGTAGCTGCGGTTGGAAGCGTCCGCCATCGCACGCATTCCGCCCTGCTCCGCGCGCATCGCTTCCGCCTCGCGCTTGGCCGCGTCGCGCTGACGGGCAATATCTTGGAACTGAGCGATGTGCGAGATTGCCTCGTCGCGGGCGTTCTCGGCTCGCTGCAAGCAATCGCGCAGATAGTCGCGCCTGGACGCTGCCTTGTTGCACATATCGGACTGATCGCGAAGCTGCGTCCGCATGATGTTCGTTTCGCTTCGCGCCTCGTCCCGCTCCTTCTCGGCGGCGGCGAGCTTGGCGCGCAGCTTGTCGCGCTCATCTTCGGCGACCAACGCACGTTGCAAGTCGGCGAACAGGGCGCGCTGTGTCTCGCCCCCCTCCACCGGCGCGCTTTCGAGGAGGTCGGCGAGGGCGCGGAAAAGCTCGTCGCTCGGCCTGTAGCCGCTGGCACCCCGGAAGCCCCGCAGCGCCCTTGCCTTAGCCTTCGCGCTGTGGCCAGCCCACGCCTCCCGCACCTTGCGCAGCGCCTCGGGCTCGACCACGGCGGGGGCGGCAGCGGTTATGCGGCGATCGTCGGCCCACAAGGTGCCGTCGCCCGCAACCAGCACGGCGGCGCTCGGCTCGCTCTCGCAGAAGGCGCGGACTGCGGAGCAAATGCCGTAGATGTTGCGGCCTTCGTCCACCACAGCGAACCAGTTACGCGCCGTCTCGCTCGCTCCGGCCCACGCCTCCCGCAGTTTCTTTTCGTGCCCGTTCATGTCATGTCCCTCGGGTTGGTGTTGATTTGTGACAGGTAGCGGCCCGCGCTGCATGGATGACCCCCGGAGCAGCAGCGCGAGCCAACCCGTGCTCCGGGGTTGTCGCGGGTGTAGTTGTCGTGGCTAGGCTTCGTCGCTCGTGGCGAGGCCGGCCGCGCGCATCAGCGCGTAGCGCCGCTCGAGCAGCGCGAGGCACCAGTCGGCGACCAGCGCGCCGCGCGGGATCAGGTGAGGCTCGAAGCGCTTGGAGACGGCGAAGTCCACGGCCTTGCGCAGCAGAGTGTGGCGCCCGCCGCCTTCGCCGCCCTGGAGCGCCTGAGCCGGAGTCCACGCCTTGAGCGGTCCCGAACTCCAGACGTTTTCGTGCATCAGCGCGCCGAAGTTGTCGATGCGCGCGGGAAGGCGAAGCTCGAGCTCGCTGCCGTCGTTCACGTCCACGCCGCCCATGTCGGGCGCGTACCAGTTCGCCGGGCTCACCAGCGGATGCGCCGGCGTGCGCGGCTCCTGATCCGGCAGGTCTCCAGCGTTGGAGCCATCCGGCTCCTCGTTGCGCGGCGCGTCGCCGAAGAACGCCTCGGCGTCCTCGTGGTCGTCCGGCGGCGGCGGGAACGCCTGCGCCTGCGCGCCTTGCACGATCTCTGCCTGACGCGGCTCGGAGGTCGCCTGCGGCGCAGACGCAGCCTGAGCGATCCCAAGGCGTTCACGGGCCTGCGCCTTCACGGCGTCGATCGTCGTCGGGCGCGAGGTCGCCTGCACGGCGGCGTCGGGCGTCTGCGAGCGGATCTCGTCGAGCTCGTCGCGGACGTACAGGCCGACGCACACGTCCGGCCAGAGCTCGCGCGCCAAGCGGGCCGAAGCGCGGGCCATCAGCATCGCGCGCCGGTTGCCCTTCCAGTTCTGTTTGCCGAGCAGCCCCGCGGCCTGCGCCTCGGCGAGCGTGTAGTCCATCGCCTGGACTTCGCCCGTGTCCGAGCGCTTGCCCTCGTACTTGGCGATCTCGTCCGTGACCTGGAGCAGCTTGAAGTAGGAGCATTTCCCCGAAGCGCGCACTCGCGCAACGAGCAGGTCCGCGCTCATCCCGACCTTGCCGTCGATGACGTGCATTTCGCCGAGCGCCACGAGCAACGAGACGCCCATCTCGGCGCCGCGCATCCCGACCGCCAGGACGTTGTGGGGCTTGCCGCGGTACGCGACGGGCACAACGTCGCTCTTGGCGAGCGCCTGCGACGCCGCCCAAAGCTGGTCGAAGGTCGTCGGCTGCAAGCCCATCATGCTCAGGTCCACGCGCGGGGCCTGCGCCTGTTGGGTCTGGATCTTGTCGGTCTGTTCCATCGGGAGATTCTCGTTCGTGTCGTGGTGGTGGGTTGGTGGTTAGACGCCCTGCGCCGCCTTCGTCAGCAGCAGCGGGCGAGACTTCGATACCGTGGCGGCCTTCGCCGGAATGTTGGCGACGCGCTCCTTCCACGTTGCGCACAGCACGCCGCCGACTGTCGCGCCTTCGTGCTCGCCGATGGCGGCCTTGAGCGCAGCCTGGGCTTGCTCCAGCGCTTCACTCAGCGCCTTTTCCTGCGCCTTGAGGTCGCGGTAGCGCGCAAGCAGCGTGAGAGGTACTTCGACCGTCGAGCCGACAACGGCGCGCTTGTAGAGTCGGCCAACGTCCTCCGGCGTCGTCAGGTGATCGACCGCCGGCGGGTTCTTCGGTCCGACGTGCTCGAGCCAGAACGACTCGCACGTCCGAACGATCAGCTCCCACAGTTCGGCGTCGAAGCGGATGTAGTACGGCCGCACGTCATCGCCCCCGAAGTCCGCAACAAGCACAGCCTCGTCGTACTGCATACCGCACGCGCGCAGCACGCCGAGCTGGTGTTGCACCTGGAGCACGTAGTACAGCGGCGGGCCTTCCTTCCACTTCGGGGATTGGTCCGGGTCCACGCGCTTCACTTCGACGGGCCACTCGCCCTCTGCGCCATCGCTGACGAAGAAGTCGGGCGTACACGCCAGCACCGAGCCAGGAGCCCGCCACATCACGCGCGCCTCGTAGGGCGCAGCCTCAAGCTCGGGATCGTCTCGCCGCGCACGATCCAGCGGAGTGAGCAACTGGAGATCGCGCTCGATGGCGTAGAACTCGGCGATGGCGCGCTCGAACACTTGGCCCGCGCGCATCTTGCTCGTCTCTTCCTCTTCGTGCTCGCCGACCTTGCCGGCGTACACAGCGAACGATCCGCGCCACGGGTTAGCGCCCATCAGCGCGGGAGACTCCGAAGCGCCGATTGAGTGCTTGCGCGCAGCGAGCCACTCTGCGGTGGTGCTGAAGATTTGCAGCGTCATGTCAGTTCGAGGTCTCAATGCGGCGCAGCGTGAACTCGCGCCAAGGTGCGGGGATCTTGTCGAGGTTGTGCGCCAGCACGTCGAGCGGGGCGCGGCCGAAGGGCTCGCGGAGCGAGGCGATCTCGAGCCTGGGAGATTCCGGCGTCGGCTCGAACAGATCCACTTCGCACACGCCGTAGTAGAGAGTCTGCTCGTCGCGCTTCTCGTCGGTGGCAAGCATCCGGCGTGCGTACTCGGGCGTGACGCTGGCGACGCCGCGAGCCTCACGCTCTTGGAATCCAGCCAGCGCGCCAATCACTTCATCGACTGAGCCGTCGGCGCGGCGGATCAGGCAGCACAATGCGTAGACGCGAACGGAGTCGCGTTGTTCGGTGGTCGTCATTGATCGCGCTCCGATTCGGTGGCGAGATTGATCGAGCGCCAGTTGTCCGCAGACAACACCATCCGAGTTGTCGCGCCGTCCAAATCAGCGCGCAATCCAAGTCGCCGACCATCTTCTAGGAACCAGTCGCCTTGCACGGAGTAAAAAACGGCAAGGCCATCGAAAGGCGCGCACTTGGCGGGGCCAGCAATCCAAGCTTCTGTGAAGCCGTCGTTCAGCAGGTACTTGAAGCCTGCGCGAATCCTGGCGGGAGTGTTCGTCATCGGGTCATCCTCGGGCGGCGCGTGGGTTGGATCGCGCTCTGCGAGTGTAGCCGCGCAGCACAGCCGAGGGAACAAGAAAAACCGAGAATCTGTGCGGCGGTGTCGTTCTCGAGCGGGGGGAATGTGTGACAGGTAGCTGCGCCGCGGCTGTGGTCTGAGGCTTGGTGGTTTGGGGTTTGGGGCGGCCGGCCCCGATGTCCAGGATTTGGACGGCGCCAGGCCAAACGAAAAAGGCCCGCTGCGGTCCGGGATTCGGACGGCAACGGGCCAACGTGGGAGGGCGAAGTATTCAGCCTGACGCTACTGCGTGCAGCACCCCACGATTGCGGCGAAGGCGAGCGCGAGCACTGCGCAAGCGGCGAGCTCTAGCGCTCCGCGCGCTACGTGCTCCATCGGGTCGAACGGTTCGCGCGGCATCGCTAGGCGCTCGGCGGTTCGGCGAAGAAATCGCTCGGCGGCGTGACGGTGTAGCCGATCGACGCGAGTTGGTCTCCGATGTCCTCGACGAGTCGAGCCTCGTCGCAATCGTCCTGCGCGAGTCGGTCTGCGATGTCGTTCGCAATTGCGGCGAGCGCGTCCGCGTGCTCTTCCTCGCTCTCCAGCGTCTCGCGTTCGTTGGCGTCGTAGGCCATTCGGAGCGCGGCGCGTTGGTGGCGCGCGCAGTCCAGCGCGAGCGCGACGCTGAGCGCTTGCGAGGCGGGCAGGCCGGCGAGTTTGGCGGCGGCGCCCACGGGTTGGTTCTCTTCCAGCAAGTAAACAATTTCTCGGGCGAGCCGGTTCGCGTCCACGATCGGAAGGGCGCTGCGCATCGCAGCCTCTTCGCGTTCCCAAGCTGCATCTGTGGGCACTCCGCGATCATCTGTCTCCTCGTCGTGCTGTGCGTCGATCACTGCGCGGGCGTGGGCAATCTGGGCTTGCATGTTCGCGCGCTTCTCGGCGTCGCTGGCGGCGGTCTTGACTTCGTAGGCGTGCTGGTCGGTCACGAGGTCGGGGCCTGTGGTGCTGCGTTGCGTGGTCATCGTGTCGGGTGTTAGGTAGGTGGTGCGGTCGGTCGGTTCACACTGCGACGCGGCCCAGGTGGGCGCGCATCGCTCGGGTCCATGTCGGGACAAGCTCGGCGGGATCTTCGGCGACAATCGGCGGGATGCTTGACCATCCGGCCGCGTCGATCTTCTCGCGCCCGGCGGCGGCCTGCACTCCGAGCAGGATCGGCCAAAGCTCCAGGCCAGCGGCGCGCGCCGCTTTCCATGCGGGATCATCGGCGGTCACGTCCTCGTCGCAAAGGAACATGAGCACGCGCCTCGGCTCGCTGCGGCGAGCGAGGATCTCGGCGGCGCGTTCGGTCGCTCTGGGCGCGAGCGTCCACACAAAACGCCACTCGGGCATATCGTGTAGATCCGCCATCGCTTGGGACTGTGGAGCGCCGAACGCGGCGACTACTGCAAATGCTGGATCGCTTGTCTCTTCGCGCGCGCCGTACTGAGCAACGCTAACGGCGATTCGCTCGCGCGTCAGCGCCCGATATGCGAGGCACGCTCCGCGCTTCGCTGCGACGCCGCGCCCATCCTTTCGCATACTCGAAGAGGCATCGACCAGCACTAGCACGGCGACGCCGCGCACGTCGGGTCGGATGCGGCGCGCGAACGCGCGGTCAAGGTCCAGTCCGAGCGCGGTCGGGGCAATTCGTGACAGGTCGAGCTCGCCTGCGTCTTGGTTGCGCAGTTCGCGCCCGCGTCGGCGCTCCCGCAGTGCATCGACCAGCGCGGCGCGAAGCGTCGGCTCTCCGGTGTAGTCCACGGCTGCGCCGGGCTGCGGTCCAGCCTGTAGCGGGTCGAGCACGATTGCGGGCGGCGAGGTTCCGTTGACCTTCGCGTTCGTGAGTTGAAGCACGTTCGCGCCATCGGGCAGCGCGTTCGGGCTTGCTTGGAACGTCTGGCCGTGGCCGTCGATCTGGCCGACAACGCGAACCGTGGGCGTGCGTCCCTTCGGGGCGCTGTCCAGGCCGGGAAACTCGGGCAGTGTGAAAGGCCGGCCGTTCTTCGGCTTCTTCCACGTCTTGGGCGATGCCTGTTCGTTCGTCCACTTCGCCAGTCGGTCGGCTTGGTTAAGGCGCATCCGCGCGGCGTGGTTGGCGAAGTCTTGCTCGCAGCCGATCCACGCGAAGGCGCGCGCGTGGTGCTGCGCCGGCGTCTCGGTCGGGTGCTCGCGCTGCGCCTTCTGGTAGAGGTCTGCGAGACGGTAGAGCGTTCGGCGGCGCTGTAGGGGCGTGAGTTTCACGTGGCGCCTACCTTCCAGCCTGCATCTTCGGGCTTGATGATGGCGGCCGCGTTCGTTGCCTGTCCCGGCGTGAGCAAGTTGAGGATGCCGAGGCGCCAAGCGGTCTTGGGCGGGATGGCGTCCACGCCAGCGCGGCCGGCGTCATCGCGTCCGAGCACCATCCGCAGCCATTGGACGCCGAGGCGCGTGCTCGGCGGGATCGTGAGGTTCCCTTTCAGGTGCTCGGCGCGGAGCTTCGCCAGCGTCTCGGCGAGCTTGCGCGAGCGGGCAGCGTCCAGGCCGGCGCGCTCAAACAGCGCAGCCTCTTCCGATTGTGAAAGGTAGTCGGCTGCGATCCCTCGGCAGCGAGTCAGAAACGCAGCGTCGATCCGGTGCGAAGAGTAGCTTCCCGACTCGTCTCTCAATCCGTTGCAAGTGCCGACGATTTGGAAGCCGGGCGCGGCCGTGATTGTCTCTCCCGTCTCGGGCAGATACAGAGTCCTGCGCGTGGTGTCGGGCTCGAGCGGCGCGTGAAACAGTGCGGCGAGCAACGGGTCTAGCTTGTCGCACTCGTCCAAGACGAGAACTGCGCCGGCCTTCATGGCGAGGGGCAACGGGCCGTAGCGGTATTCGAGACTCGGCGTTGTCTGCGAGGGCCGGCACGCAAGCGCGCTGTAGGTGATTCCGTCCGCGCAACTGACCAGGACGGCGCGGCGGCCTGCGCGGGCGCACTCTTGGAGGATCGGGTAGGTCTTGCCACTACCACTCGGGCCGCTGACCAGCGCGTGAGATTGGCGCGCAAGCATCGCTCGAATCTCGGCGCTCGTGTCGCTCGCGTCGTGGTAGAGCGGGTCCGGCGTCGGGATCTCGCCAACCAGCGCGACGGGTCCGCCCTTGGCGCGGGCCGTGACTTCGACCAGGGCCGCGCGTGCTTCGTCGAACGCGGCGCGGCGCGCGTGCATTTCGAGCGCTTCGCTGTCGTACTGCGGGCGTGCTTCGACCGCGGCGAGGCGCGACTCTAGCGGCGCGTTCACGAGGCGCACGATCTCTTCAACCTGCGCCGGGTCCGTGCTCGGCGCGGGCGGCGGGAGCAAGCCTCCCATGCGCGACGCTAGCTCCTGCGCCAGCGCGTCGAGCGCGTTACCTCCAGTGCTCGGCGCTGCGGGCGCGCGCTGCGGCGTGCCGTTGTGGGCGTGGTGTGTGGTCGTCGTCATCGGGGCGGGCGTGCTCGGCGTGGGCGTGGTGTTGATAGGTGTTTCGCGTTCCTTCGGCGGCGTCGGAACGAGGGGCAAGCCGCAGGCGTGGTGCGCGTAGACTCCGACGCGCTTGCCTGCTTTGGCGTGGCCCTTCGGGTACTCGTAGCCTTCGGGAAGACAGAGAACGTCCGAGCCTTCGGGGTACTTCTGACCGCACGTCCAGCAGTCGCCAGGGAAGCGCGAGCGCTCGTAGCGGCGCGGCTGCGCGCTGTAGGGAAGATGGCTCACGGTCCAAGCTCCCGGTTCGAGGCGCGGAACTCAAAGGACACGTCAGCGTTCCAGCAAGGGCGGCATACGTGCTCGCGCCATTCCCGGCCCTTGTCGGCGCGGTACGTCACTTCAACGCGCGCGGCCAGAAGCGGCCGAGCGCAATTCGCGCACTCGCTCGGCGCGGCCGTCGATTGGCGTTCGATCGGGCGCGCGCCGATCATCCAAGAGTTGGCTTCAAGTTCGAGCCGAGCGGATGCGGCGCGGCGTGCGCGGCCGGCTTCCATGCGGCGTGTGAACGCCAGCGTTTGCTTGTCGAGCTTCACGGCTGCACGCTCCGACGGCTCAAGGCGAGGCTGTAAACCTCGGCGGCGTTCGTGACGCTGGGAAGCTCGGCCGCGAGGCACGTTGCGCACAGTCGGCTGAGCACGCGGCCGGGCGTCCGGCGGATCATTCCGCCCATCGCAGCGAAGCGAGAAGCGCGCCGCCGTGCGACACGTTGCGCGATGTTGCGCCGGGCCTGCGCGAGAGTCTGCGCAGTGATAGAGAGAGTTTGCATCTAGTCATCCTTCGGGTTCGGGTGGGTGCGCCGCTCGGTCGCTCGGTTGCTCCGCTGGCGGCGCAACCTGTATATCGGCGAACGAGGCGCGAGCGCACAGACTTTCTTGTGATTCTCTGCTAGTGCGCCATTGTCTTACACGCCGCAAACAATCCGTAACCTCGGGCCGGGCCTGAGCGTCCACGCGAGCCGCTCTCTCCGCTCTTGACACGGGCTCTTGACAGTGCGCTGTCTTAGCCGGGCGGCGCTGAGCGCAGCGAGGCCGGGTGTCCTCACGCTGGCACGGCGAAGCAGCGTGGCCGAACGTGTCCACCTACGACACTCCGCACACTGCGCCGCTCCGTCGCTCGCATCCTGCGCACGGATGCTCGGAGCGTGGACCGCTGCTCGCATCGGATCGACCGGTGCGCAAGCCTCGGAGCGGATGATCGGATCGGAGGACGGGATGGCGGGACGGATCATCCACCAGCCCGCCCGCTCTCCCCTCTCGCCCATCGCCAGCCCGCAACCCGTCCAATCCCCAGACCGCTCGCGTCCAACCGCTGGACAGCCCGTCCGTCCAGCTTCCAGACAGCGAGTCCAAGAGTTGGAATCCAGATCCTGGACCGTCGGGGCGCGCGCGACCGGGGCGGGGAGGGGTGGCCGGGGGGTTTTGGCGGTGGAGGGCGTAGGGTGATCCCTCATCCCTCCTCTCCCGCCATCCTCCGCTCTGGGTCCCATGCAGAGGCTCGCTGGAGTCCCGTATCGTTTTGCCCGCGCCGGGAAATTTGGGCTGGGTCCCATGGGCACGAAGAAGGCCCGGCGTCGAGGGAGTTGGTCTCGAGCGTCGGGCCTGGGCGTCGCGCTGGTCAGGAGCGCGCGGCGCTTGTGGTGGTAGCAGGCCGGGGGGTCGAACCCCGCTCCCGTCGGTTATGAGCCGTCGGGGGTCACCAGGACCGCCTGCGGTGTGCGGTGGTCAGTGTACGCGGGCTTGCCCGCTGGTCTCGCTGGGCGGGTCGTTCGTGGCGCGCTGTGCGGCGCGGGCGCTGGCTTCGAGCTGACGGTTGCGTTCGGCGGCGATGGTGCGGGCGCAGTTCTCGAGGCTGGCGTGGAGGAAGTGTGCGAGGGCCGGCCGGTAGATGGCGAGGTGGTACGCCACGGCGTCGATTTCCTCGACGGAGCACTTGCCGAGCTCACGGATGACGCGCTCCGAAGGGTGGACCCGGACGCGAGCGCGCGGCGGGCTGTCCGCTTGTGCGTCGCCGGCTTCCTCGAAGGGGTCCTCGGCGTCGGCGTTCTGCGGCGCGGGCTGGCCCTTCGGTTTGATGCGCAGAGGGATCGTGCGCATCTTCACGTCGTAGGGTTCGGTGGGTTTGGGCGCGGTGGTGTTGGTGGTTTCCATGGTGCACAGAGAATAGCGCGTGTGCTATGCGCGTGGCAAGGGCTTGCGCGGGAGAAGTTGCGGCGCGAAGCTGGGGAGCAGGAGGATTCCTCGAGATGAAGAAGCAGATTCAGCGGCGTGTCATCAGCCCGAGCGTGCAGCGGAGCCCGGCGAAGATCGTGGGGACGAGCGGTCACAAGGAGGCTGGCGGCGTGGTGATGAAGGGCAAGACGAAGGTGACGAGCGGCCCTGCGGCTGGCGGGGAGTGCAAGGTGCCGAGCATCAAGGGCCGGCGCCTGGGGATGCGCTGAGGTCGCTGAGGGCTGACTCGTGGGGTCGAGCTTCGATGGTGGCGTGAACGGCCACGACGCGGTGCTGGACGCGCGGGCGGAAGGGCGGTACGTGCCTCCGCGTTCGCGTCCTTCGCGGCCGTACGGAGCGCAGACATCGAAGGCGATGAACGCGGAGCTGCGTGGGGCGGCCCATCCTCAAAGGCTGCGTGCCGTGCAGGGCATTTCGCGGCTGGTGGAGCGTGAGCTCGACAGGCTGGAGGCTCTGCCGGACGATGAGCAGAAGCTCGCGCTGATGTGCGTGCTGGAGATGATGCTCAGCGACCGGCAGACCGTGGCCCAGCGTGGACGAGAGGCGTACTTGCGCCTCAAGGGCCTCTTGTTGAGCAAGGGCGACGAGAAGAAGATGCGCAAGGCGAACGGCCTGGACGCCAACGCCGGGCTGATGTAGCGCGCCTAGTCGCCTATTCGTCGTCGAAGTCATCGACGAAGGCGTCCGGGTGCAGATTCTCGCGGGCCTGGGCGGCCGGACGCTCGGGTTCCTCACGCTCGAGCGCTTCTCGGTGGAGCTTCTGCGCGCGGCGCCCGGCGGCGTAGATATCGGCCCGCAGAGACTCGGTGCTGACCGGGTTCTCGCCGAGCAGGCGCCGGATGTTCCGCGGCTTACGTGTGGCTTGCGGGCTGATCTCGAGCAGTGCGGGATCGCCGGGGAACTTGGGCCAGGCTGTGAAGCCATCCGGCATTGCGTCGTCCTTGGGGAGCTTGTCGTAGGTGGGGTCGGGCTTGGTATCCATCACGAGCCCAGCGCTTTCTTGGCGGCGGCCACAAGAGCCGCGATCTTCTCCGCGTGGGCCTGCGCGAGAGCGGGGAGCATGGTGACGGCCGCGATGCGCCAATGCAGCGGCGCATCGAGAACGCGGATCTCGGGGGAGTGGTTGCTGTGGCCCCTAGCGAAGATCACGCCGCCCGGATCCACGCGCACCGCTCTGACCGGAGACTCAATCGGTACGGGTCCATGCCGTGCGGAGACGCTGCCGCCAGCGAAAATATCCACGCCTTCGGTCCAGGCGTCGACTCTGAACGGAAGCATCCCAAAGCGAGACTCTGCTTGACGCAAAGTGTCGTTTACGCCCTGCTCGAGACACGCCAAATCGCGCCCGTCCAGGTCGGAACTCTTCATGAACTTGTCCATCGGATCGTCTCCGTCAGCGTTCAAAATCAATTCGTTCAGTGTCATCAGAAGTACTCCTCGTCTGCGTGGATTTCCGCGGCCGTGGGCTCGCGGACGGGATCGTTGCCTTGGTCGTCGCCGGCGAATAGCACTTGCGCCTTGACGTGGCTCATGCGCTCGCGCGGCTGGTCGGGGTCTCGGTCGTTGCGCTCGGGCGGCGGCGCACCGCGGGGCGACCATGCGCGTTGCACGGCTCGCCACTTCTCGGCGCGCTCCTCGTCGGTCATGTGGAACGTCTCCGGCCAGTCACGTTCGACGGTCGGCAAAATCCGCCCTGGCCCCAGATCGCTCTGGGAGAGCGCCTGCTGCACGTCGTCGGAGCCGTCGACGTCGATGTCGCGTCGAGCCCTCGAACGCGAGGGGCGGGCCTGCTGCGTTGGCTGCACGGCCTTCTTGCGGGCGCGCAATCGCTCGACGAAGGTGTGAACCTCGCGCAAGGTGTCCGCGGTCCAGCCCCGCGAGCGGCAGTCGAGGTGCGACTTCTTGCGCTCGACGGCGACGTCCCAATGGCGCGAGCCCTCGTAGAACACCGGGCCGAGCAAGGAGCTCGAGCCGGGGCCGACCAGCCAGAACCAGGCGATGTGCGCAAGGCTCAGGACTTCGTGGGCGTGGAGATTGTGCCCGCGAAGCATGGCCTCGGGGACTTCGGATTCGGTCCAGTAGCGAAGGGGCATGGCTCAGCTCTCGGTGTGTTGGGCGCTGCTGCTGCCGTTCAGCGCCATGATCGGGTCGGTCAGGAGATCGAACTTGGTGGCGAACAGCGCAAAGCCGCCCGCCCGAATCCAGGGCGCATCGCTCTGGAAGAAGTTGCTCATCCGCTCGCGCAGGAGGGCCGTGTCGCCGCCAATGCGCTTCCAGAGCCTCGCGGCGTGGATGAAGTCCGCTGCGGTCGGCGTGTACCGCTCAGCCGGCGGGATGTCCTTCGGGTCGGTCTTGACCGTCACCGTGAGGTCGCCGTGCCGGATGCGAGCCCAAGCCCGCTGGAACATTTCCACCGCCTGGACGTGCTCGCCCTTCTTCGCCTCGGTTTTGGGCCTCTTCGGGTTCTCGAAGAGTTCGCCCGGAGACGCGCCGCGAGGCGCCGGCTCCAGCCCGGAAGAGTGCGAAGCACTCTGTAGGGCTGAATCTCTACTCTCCTCTACTCTCCTCTCCTGGGTAGACTTCGCTAGTGGGTCGCTAAGCGAGCCTGTAGGGTCGCTAGAGGGTCGCTTGGCATTAGCAGCCTTCGCCATGCCGCCCCTACGGCCGGATTCCCGCTGCTGGAGCCGGTAGGCGTCGGCCTCGGTCCGAGCGGCCTCCATCCAGGGCAGCGACAGCAGCCCGTCGGGTCCGCGCTCGAGCATGGCGGCGAGCAGCGTCTCGAACCCGGCGCCGCACGTCTGGCGCGCGTCGTCCTCGGTGAGACGACCCTCGCGCCAGGAGCGCCAGGCGAAGCGCATCATCGCGGCGAGCGCGGCGTCATCGCCGAGCACGCGCATCCCGCCGCGGGCTGTGGCGACCTCGGCCACGTCGAACCGAAACCACGGGAGAGGCTCCCGACTTTGGGGCGCGCTCATAGGCGAACCCCGGTATTGCGCCGGCCGCCCAAGCGGCTACGATGTGTCTCGTTCATCGACTGCTGACTCCAGTTGGGTGAAAAGTTCCGCCGGGGAGACTCCAACTCCTCGCGCGTGAGCGCCCCTTGTACGCCTCGCCCGCGTGAGGGTCAAGCGAGCCCTGCTCGGTGTGCGTCTTGCATCGCACACCGGCGGGGCTCGCGCCTTTTCCGCAACTCGCGCGGAAACAGGGGCTTGCGCAGAGAGATACGTGGGCTCTATGCTCCGCGCATGGCAAAGCGAAAACCGGACGCCGAAGTCCCGTCGACGTGCGAGGCGTGCGGGGCTCCGTGGGAGTACCGATACCCGTCGGGGCGGGTCGTGAGAACGACCGTGTTCGTGTGCGGCGAGTATCCCGGCATGGGCAAGTTCGTCGTCGACGGCGGCCCCGAGGGGCGGCGCGTGCGCGTGTGCCCGGCGTGCCAATTCCAGTGGAACCGGAACAAGACGTTCCGCCGCAAGAACCGGAACCTGCGCGACCTGGCGCAGCTCGAGGCGAAGAAGCTGCGGGCGCTGCTCGACGTGGGCATGAGCCATGTGCAGATCGCGCGGGCGCTCGAGATCGAGCCCTGGGCGGTGGCGAGCCTCATCAACCGGCTCAAGCTCACGCGAAAGGCGTCCGTCTGACGTGCGGTTCCGCGAGGACGATCCGCGCCTGCTGGCGCTGCTCACGGACGCCAAGCGCCGCGCCTACGAGGCGGCCGGCGATTCGCCGGAGCAACAGCGGCTCAATCACTTCTTCCTGCTCTACAACCGCGAGCGCGGCGTGTTCGGCGACCGGCGGGGCAACCAGTGGCGGATGTCGCGCCGCGAGTGGATCGAGCGCCTGGTGGTGATCGTCGACAAGAAGGCCCGCCCGATTCCGTTCGTCTACAACCAGTCGCAGCGCAACCTCGAGGCCATCCTGCTCAGGCAAGAGCGGCGCGGCGCCCCGCGGCGCGTCGTGATCCTCAAGGTGCGCCAGAACGGGATCAGCACCTACACGCTGGCCGTGTTCCTGCACGCGATGCTCACGATGGCGAACTTGAACCTCCGCGTGGTCACGGACCGCGAGGAGCTGTGCGAGACGCTGCTCGGCCGCGTGAAGCTGATGTTCACCCGGCTGCGGATGTCGAGCGGCGCGTCGTGGAGCCTCACGCCGGACAAGTCGAACCGCGACATGATCGTCATGGGGCCGCCGTTCAACTCGCGCATCCAGGTCGTGAGCGCGAACACGCCGAACCCAGGCTTCGGCGAGACGAACCTCTACGTCGACATGGAGGAAACCTCGAAGTGGCCGGACGCCGAGGAAAAGGGCAAGGGCATCGAGCTCGCGCTGCCCGAGGTCCCCGAGTCGCTCGCCATCGACGTTTCCCAGGCCAAGGGGAACACGGGCTACTTCGCCGACAAGTTCCGGCGCGCTTGGTACAAGCAGCAGGGCTTGGCGATGCCCGACGACCTGCGGCGCGAGGACGGTTCGGGCGTCGACTACGGCATCGGCTGGGCCGCCATGTTCATCCCGTGGTTTCTCCACGAGGAGTATCGCTGGACGAAGATCGGCTCGAACCCGAGCGCGCTGCCGAGCGACATCCGCGCGCGCATCGAGCGCACGCTGACGCCGGAGGAGCGCATCCTGCTCGCGCAGCGCGTGCACATCCGCGGGGCGCCGCCGAAGAACGTCGACTACGACCAACTGGCATGGCGCCGCTACTACATCGCGGAGAAGTGCAACGGGAACATCCAGACGTTCCATGAACAGTGCCCGGCGTTCCCCGAGGAGGCGCTGCTCGCGTCGGGGCGCAGCGCGTTCAACCTCGAGCACGTCCAGCACAAAATGACCGCGCACGTTCGCCCGCCGATCCAGGTGGGGCGCATCGTGGACGACGCCGGCGAGCCGCGCATCCTCGAGGACCGCCACGGCGAGGTGAGCGTGTGGCGCTGGCCGGCGGCCGGGCGCAACTACGTGATCGGCGTGGACACCGCGGCGGGCGTGCGCGGCGGCGACCCGTGCGTCGCGTGCGTGATCGACTGCAAGACCGAGGCTGTGGTCGCGGAGTGGTACGGATGGGAGCCTCCGCACCTGTTCGGCCGCACGGTGAAGCTGCTCAGTGATCTGTACCGCGCCACCGTCGCAGTCGAGACGCATCCCTCGCAGCACGGGCTCGCCGTGTACGAAGCCGCCGAGGCCGCGGGCTGCGAACGCCTGTTCGTGCAACAGCGCTGGGAGGACCGCGAAGGCAAGTTCGTGCCGCGCAAGGGCTGGATCATGAGCACGAGCGGGAAGGCCCTCGTGATCGACCGCGTGGCGATCGCGCTCGCCAACCCCGACGCGGACACGCCCTCGAAGCGACTGCTCCAGGAGTGCCTCGACGCGCAGCTCGACGAGAAGGAGAAGATCGACCGCAAGTGCAGGAACGACTGCATCATGGCCTACGGCATCGCGCTCAAGCTGCTCGAGCTGACGGCCGCGGAACAGGCCACGCACGAGGAGCCCGATCGGCTTCCGCCGACTGGCTCCGATGAGGATTTCTGGCGTCGCCGCAACGAGCGCCGCGGCGACGACGGGCTCAACACCAAACGGCGCTGGGACACCGCCCCGAACGGGCAAGGACTGTGACGATGAACGGAACGATGGACTGGTTCGCCCTGGTGGTCGTGGTGCTCGCGCTGGCGGCCGCGATCTACTCGATCTCGAGCACGGCGCGCATGGCGCGCGAAGCCATGCGGCGCCAGGCCGACATGGAGAAGCTGCTCGTGGTGACGCACCTCTCCGGCGCCGCCGATCCCGCGATCCGAGCGCAGGCGCCCCTCGTTGCTACGATGGGTCAGCCGCAGGAGCCCGCGCAACCGCAGTTCACGCGGATTCCGATGCAGCCGACGTACCAGCAGGATGCGGACGGCTACGACCTGCCGAACAACCTCCAGACCTGACCCGAGGCCGCCATGCAGTTTCAGCTCTCGCGCAACTCCCAGACGCAAGGATCCGGCCCCTCGCTGGTCGTACCGCGCGGCAAGCTCACCAAGAGCGACGCCATGCAGTACGTGCGCTCTCGGATCAGCCCGAAGCTGAACGATCAGCACCGCAACCCGATGGAACGCGAGTGGGTGAAAAACCTCGCGTTCCTCAACGGGAACCAGCACTTCGTCGACGACGGAATCGCGTTCCGCACGCCGCAGCTTCCGCCGCACAAGGTTCTGTACCGGGCCAACTTCGTGCGCACGCTGGTCACGCGCGCGATCAGCACCGTGCTCGCCAGTTCGTCGGTGTTCCGGGCGCCGACCAGGGACCACACCAAGGCCGAGCGCGACAAGGCTTTCGTCAGCGAAAAGCTGTTCGAGCACCTGCGCGACAACGTGGTCAACTGGAGCGAGCTTCTCGAGGAAGCGCTCACCTGGGCGGCCGCGTGCGGCTCTGGTTTCATCGAGATCGGCTGGAACCCGGAGGCGGGCTCGCCGGATCGCTTCTACCTGGGCGACAACGGCGAGACCGTGGTGGGCCTGACGCCCGACCAGCAACGCGTCGCCGAGGACGAGGGGCGCTTCGAGGACATCCCGCCGGGCGAAGTGACGGCGCGCGTTCACTCGCCGCTGCGCGTGCATTGGGACTGGACTTCCCGCACGGACTTCCAGGACGACTCCTGCTCGTGGTGCGGCACGAACGAGATGGTCGACCTCTCGACGCTCGAGGACACCTACGGGTTCGCCGCGGTCAAGGACATCAAGCCCGCGGAGCCGCGCACCACGTCGCTGTGGTGGGACGAGCTGCTCTCGTTCATGCAGGGCGGCGCGAACACGCCGCACGCGAACATGCAGCCGCGCGACAAGAACCGCCATCGCACGGTGCTCACGCGCTTCTTCGAGCGCCCGATGCGGCGCAACAACTGGAAAGGCCGCTACATCGTGATCGCGGGCGACACCGTGCTGGTGAACCGCGACAACCCGATGCAGGCGACGAAGTACCCGCTGCCCTTCATCAAGGTCGACTGGCAGAAGAAGCCGGGCTCGTTCATGGGGCACCCGCTCATCGACGACCTGCGCAATCCGCAGTTCCAGTACAACAACGCGCGCGGCAAGCAAACCGAAGTCGCCAACGTCCACTCGACGCCGCCGATGTTCGTCGACAAGCGCTCGGGGCTGCCCAAGGGTCAGCTCGCCATCGAGCCCGGCGTCGTGTACGAGTGCGACCTGCTCGCAACCGGCGGCAAGCCGATGATGCCCGGCCCGGTGCCGATGATCCCCAAGGAGCTCGCCGACGGGGCGAACCGCGCGCTCGCCGAGATGCAGATGATCTCGAGCCAGGCCGACCCCGATATGAGCAAGCTGCCGGGGCAGATCCGCTCGCGGCCCGGCCTCGACGCGATGATCGAGGAGAAGAACAAGGCGCTCACGCCGGCGGCGCGCAGCGCTTTGCGGGCGACGCTGCTCGGCGGGCGCATCATGCTCGCCACGGCGCGGAAGTTCTACACGACGCAGCGCACGATGACCTACGTGGGCGCCGACAACGCCTACCGCGTGCAGCGCTTCGAGGCCGCGGACATCCGCGAGGACATTCGAATCGTCGGCGAGCCCGACTTCTTCCAGAGCCGGAGCGTCGAGCGGGCGCGCATCCTCGAGTACGTGCAGGCGGGCGTGCTCGACCCGATCAACAACCCCGAGGACAAGCTCAGCGTGCTCAAGACGCTGGCCTACGGCGGCGCCGAGGACGTGCTCGCGCAGCGCCTCGTCGAAGAGGAGAACCAGGAACGCGAGTGGGACGAGATGGTCGCCGACCCGCTCAAGTTCGTCGTGCAGAGCCAGCTTGGCGAGCCGATGCTCGACTACAAGACCAACCCGTTCGACGACGACGATGCGCACATGCGCGTCATGTCGCGGCGGATGCGCACCGACGAGTTCCGCCGGCTCGATCCGATCGCGCGCCAGCTGGTGATCCAGCACTACCAGGAGCACCAGCAGAAACTCCAGCAGGCCATGTTGCAGCAACTCCAGTTGCAGCAGATGACCCAGCCGGGGGGGAGGGCCAACAAGGGCCAACCCTCGAAGCCGAAACCGAAGGCATCCCAAGGAGCCACCCGTGGCTAAGACCATCAACAAGGAGGCCCTCGCGGCTTCCGTCGCACAGGCGGCCACCACGCCGCAGACGACGGAGCCGCAGGCCGAGGCGACGCCCCAACCGGGCACGCCTGAACCCGCCCCGCAGGAAGCGCCTGCACCCACCAAGGCCCCGCGCAAGCCGCTGTACGGCCGCGCCGCCGAGCTTCTCGTGAAGAAGCGCGAGCGCGACGCCCAGCGCGCCAAGGAGGAGCGCCAGCGCGACGCGGAGGAGAACATCCACTTCCTCTACTGCCCGCGGAACCGCGAGCACCACGCGGCCTACCTGACCGGCCCCTACGAGGGGGCGATTCGGCCCGATCAGTGGTTCTCGCTGGTCAAGCCGGAGACGACGCACATTTGGACGCGGGATCACATCCCCTGCCAAGAGTGCTTGCTGTCCGGGGACTCGCGCCCGTGGGCGCCGCACCTGACGCCCAAGCGGGATGTCGAGGGAAACGTCACGTTCTACGTGATGGTCAAACGCGAGTACGTGCTCGGCTCGTGCTCCCGCGAGGAGTTCGAGCGTCGTGCCGGTGAGATCAACGAGTCTGTCGGTGAGGAGGTCGTCTGAGCCATGTCCGAGAACCAGATCATCAAGCCCACCAACGGGCAACCGTCCGCGCCGCAAGCGCAGTTCGACGTGCTGAACGCCATCCGTCGCGGTGGCGGCGAGCAGCCCGCGGCCGCGCCGACGCTGCGCCCGAACAGCATCCTGAACCGCATGGCCCCGCAGGCGCCGGAGCAAGGCGGCGAGCCGGCCGCGCCCGAACAGCCGGCGGCCCCGGCTGCGCCCGCGCCTACGCTTCCGCCGAAGGCCAAGGTGCGGTTCCGTCACCAGGACATCGAGCTCTCGCACGACGACCTGGTGAAGTTTGCGCAGAAGGGCCTCGCGGCCGACAAGCTCGAGGAGCGTCGCCAGCAGGTCGAGCGTGAGCAGCGCGACAACGAAGCGCGCCTCGCCGTGGTGCGCGACCTGGAGCTTTTGCGCCAGACGCACCCGGAGCGCTTCCAGGCTGCGCTCGACGTGATGCGAGGCGTCCAGCCCGCGCGGCGCGAAGAGCCCGCAGGCGATCCTCTGGATGAGCCCTTGACGCCGCAGGCGCGGCAGGCTCAAATCCCGACGGAATGGGAGCGGCGCATCGCCGCCCTCGAAGCCCGGTACAACCAGACCGAGCAGGCCCTCCACCAGAGGGACCGTCACACGAGGGTCGAGCGCGCACTGTCCTCCCAGGCGTACCTGAACGAAAACCCCGAAGCTGGGGACGTGGCCCGCAGGCTCCTGGAGTCGTCTCTCGCCGCTGGCGAGTTCGAGACCCCCGAGGACGCCGCGCCGATCATCGCCGCACAAGTGAAGCGGCTGGTCGAGGGTCACCTGGAGGTCGAGCGCAAGGCGCGTCAATCGCGCGCTGATGCTGCCGTGCCTCGTACGCCGAGCGGGGCTCCGCAGATCCCGCGCCTGGACCCGAAGTACGCGACGCGCAAGGCGCTCAAAGACGGGTCGGCGGTGCAAGGTCTCCGCGGCCTCATGTCGTCGTTCCGCCAAGCGCTGAACGGCACGAATCAATCCGTCTAGGCGGCCCCCGGTCTAACGTCGGTGGCTGCCCCAACCACCTTCAACTCACATGGCAGCCACCGACGCAAACCTGGGCTTGGGCTTCGGCTCGTCCTCGAGCCAATTCCCGTTCCTGCACTACCTGACTCACGACTTCGTGAGCAACGTGCTGCACGACACGCGCAACAACAACGCGCGCATCCTCTCCCTGATCCCCGAGAACACGAAGTACGTCGGGGGCCGCCACGTCCGCGAACGCGCGATGTACGGTCGCAACCCGCGCGCGTTCAACGCGGTCGGCGACAACGGCAAGTTCCCCGATCCGGGCCAGCGGCGCATGGCGTGGTACGCCTACCGCTCGCGCCAGCAGTTCGGCCGCTTCATCCTCGACGGCAAGCTCGTGCGCGCCATGTCGAACGGCGCGGGCGACGTCGAGCCGATGGCGCTGGAGATCCAGCAGTTCCTCGACGACTACGAGCTCGACCGCGCGCGGATGCTCTACAGCGACGGCTCGGGCCGCCTGTGCGAGATCGCCGAGGCCGGATCGGCCGCGGGCTCGCAGCAGTTCACGCTGCGCATCAACCAGGACATCGGCACGGGCCTGAACGCGCCTGGCGCCAGCGCAACCGGCATGGCGAACGAAGCGCCGACCAAGTGGCTCACCGCGGGTATGCGCGTGCTCGTCCTGACGGGCGCTGGCGTGCCCAAGGCGATCTGCAACATCACGTCGGTCGACGACTCCTCGCAGGCCACGTTTGAGTTCCTGGCGGGCGCGTCCGGCGTCACCGATCTCTCGACCATCGTGATCGGCGATTGGGTCGTCAAGACCGGCTCGACCGACAACTCGAGCAACGCGCAGATGGTCCAGAACTCGGCGTTCCGCGCCGAGCCGCAGGGCCTCTTGGGCATCCTCGGCTACGGCGGCCCGCTCGACGGCAACGGCCGCGCTGCGGAAGTCGGCGCTGACTTCGCCGGCGGCGGCATCGAAGGCACGGACAACGGCGCGTGGCAGTGGGGCGGCACCGACGACCGCACCAGCACGACCGGCAACTACTTCCAGGGCCTCGCGTGCACGTCGGCCGCGGCCGGCTGGAACAGCGAGCTCGCCTTCAACCAGGGCGTCGTCAACCACAACAGCGGCTCGCTGCGCACCCCGACCGAGAACCTGCTCATGCAGATCATCGACGAGGTGGAGGAGCGCAACAGCGCCGAGATCCAGGTGTGGCTCTCGAGCTACGCACCGAAGCGCGTGTACAGCGCGCAGCTCACGGGCGAGAAGCGCTTCGTGAACACGGTGAACCTGCCCGGTGGCTGGGACCGCACGATGGTCGGCCCCGGCGGCATCCCGTGGCTGGTCGACCGCCTGCACCCGAAGAACAACATCCACGGGTTGTCGCTCGAGCAGGGCGGGTTCCAGAACTGGGTCACGGAGCCGCTCTCGTGGGCTTCGGAGCAGGGCGCCAACATCTGGCAGTACCTCCAGGACATGGACCGCTACCAGGCGCGCACGGTCGAAGAGTGCACGCTGGGCGTGGGCGTCCGCGATCGTTGCGGCGTCCGAATCATGGACATCGAGGAGAGCTGATCGCTCTCGTCGCCTGAGTGAGACGAAGGCGTGCCGGAGCCGCGGGGCAACCGGCACGCCCATCCAAGCCCCGCGAGAGTAGCCGAGTGGCATCCGGCCCAAGAGAGCAGTCATGTCCGGCATCCGCCTCAAAAACCTGCACCCCGCCAGCCTTCTCGGCCGCCAATTCCACTACGGGACGGACGTTTGGTGCCCGCCTGGCGACCCGCAGCACATTTGCCTCTTCCAAGCGCTGGCGAGCAACACGGCGAACGGCAATCTGACGCTGAACCCTGATTTTGTCGCTCGCGGCCAAGTGCTGCCGTGGCCGCAGCAAATCAGCATCGTTCTGGAGAACAACCGCACGTCGCCCACCGGAAAGCCTGGGGCCGTCCAGGCGACGCCCAACATTTCCGGCTCGACCAACGCGCTCCCGATTACGGTCAGCGGCTTCCTCAACGGCAGCCCGCAGGTGGAGACGTTGACCATCAACATCGGCACGCTGTTGCAGCCGAACGGCATCCAGCTTTCGCACGTCCGCACTTCGCGCTTCTACGACCGCATCACGTCCATCAGCCACGGGACCAAGACGGGCACCTGGGGGACGCTCAACGCCCTCCAGATCGGGGTCGGCACGGGGATCGCGCTGCTCGGCGAGGCGCCCTTGCAGGCGTCGCGGATGTTGGCGCCGATGCGCCCCAATCTGCCGAGTCAGGTTCGCGCGCTGTTTTTCCCCGACACCGGGGAGGCGGCCGTGCAGGGCACTACGCAGGCGTCCTTCCAGTTCGACAACGCCGCTGGATGGATGGCCATTCCGGGCCGCGCGCGCAACTTCGACGTGTCGCTCGGCGCCTGCGCGGTCACGAGCACGACCGCGGATCGGTCTGTAGCCCTCACCGCGCACGGGCTGCGCAAGGGCGACGTGGTGCGAGTGCGGCCGCTGGACAACGGCCTGCCGACCGGGCTTTCGCTGAACACGAACTACTACGTGCAGCCCGGAGTCGACGCCAACAGCTTCCGCCTTGCGGCGGACGCGACGGCGCGCACGGCCACGGCCACGGCCAGCACCGATCGGGTGGGCTTGACCAATCACGGCATCGCGGCTGGAACGCCGCTCTTGCTGCAACCCGCAAACGTCGGCAGTGTCTTGCAGGCGCTCCCGACCGTTTCGGGCACCGCGCTGTCCACGTCTGCGATCTACTTCGCCCTGGCTGTGGACGCGAACAACATTCAGATCGAGCGCACCGTCGGCGGCGGCGCCGTGGATTTCACGGCCGACTCGACCGGCATGGGCGTTGTTGTGTTGGCGGCGCTCGGCACTGGCGGCAACTTCGTCAGCGGCGAGGCGATCGAGGTGCTGCGCCCGCGCGCGTCGTGGGAGCGTGCCCGCCTGATCTACGAGGACGGCGAAAACGCGGAGCGCATGTGAGCGACGCCGTTGTGAGCGTGGGGCGCGTCGGTGAAGTGCCGACGTGCCCCAAGAACATCCAAGACGGGCTGCGAGACTTCGACTCGCGGCTGCGCTGCGTGTTCAACACGCGCCGCTCCGTCTGGGAGGTGCAGGAGCACCTTCGCCGCAGCGGCCGCTGGTCGCATGTGTTCTTCTGGTGCGACGGCCCGTGGAACGCGCCGGTCTACCGGCCGCTGCCGTTCACGGCCGAGCCGCTGATCCAGAAGCTCCGCGAGGTCGACCTCCAGCGCTCGAGCGTGGGGCTGCGCGAGTTCGCGGCGAACCTCGAAGCCGAGGGCGCGAGCAAGCGCGCGAAGGCCGCCATCGTCACGCGCTACGAGATCGCGCGGAAGATGCAGGCATACCTCCAGTGGGCGCGGCGCCGGATGCCGACGATCATGCGCCGGATGGAGATGGGCGGCGCTGCCGCTCAGGACGCCTTGCGCGAGCGAAACGAAGCAGTCACGGATTTGGGCCTGCGTGGAATCGCACGAGGAAAGTGAAGAATGTTGCAACTTTTCTCCCTCGCCGTGATGCAAACCCCCGGAGATGCAGAAGCCTGGAGCCTTCTGGGCAAGATGATCCCCGAGGGCGTGTCCGTTGCTGCCGTGATTGCCGTGGTGGTGCTGTTTCTGCGCCGCCAAAAGGAATCGCAGGACGAGTTCCAGAAGCAGCTCCAGTTGATGCAGACCGAGCAGCTTGAGCGTGACAAGCTGTTCGTGGCGGCGATGGATCGCCTGGCCGACAAGATCGACTCGATGGGGGTCCCGCGCACGAACGGAACGGCTCGCCGCGGGGCCTGAACCATGCGCCTCTCGAAAGCCATCGAGGCCGTACGGGAGTTGCTCCAGGCGCCGGACGCGACGCACTGGAGCGACAACCAAATCGGCCTGCACCTGAACCGCCACGCGCTGTCGCTGTCGCGGCGCATGGCCGAGGTGGACGAGGGCTACTTCAACGCGACGGTGCGGCTCGCCAAGACGGCCGCGCGCCAGGCCAAGGCTGACGTGTTCGACTACACGCTGCCGTCGTGGACCGAGCGCATCGTGGAAGTGCGCGAGAACGCGAGCACGACGGACCCGACCGGCATCGGCCGCACGACGGTTGTGCCGTTGGCGACGAAGTACGGGACCGGCGGCTGGCTGCCCCAACTGAACGGGCTGCGCCTCGTGACGACGCGCGGCGCGCTGGACCTCGAGCTCGCCGTGGCGAAGCGCCCGGCCGCGGTGACGAAGGGCACGCTGCCGACGCAGGCGAACCTCCCGGCGACGCCGACGGGCGCGTTCCTGCGCCTTGACGCGGACACGAGCACAGACGCCCAGGTGTTCCCGCACGAGACGCTGGCGGGCTCCTACACGAACGCGGTGGTCGAGATCACGGGCAACTCGGCGCGGTCGGGCCAGATGCTCGCTGTGGTTGGCTCGACGCACTTCCAGAACGAGGCGGGCACGCTCTACACGGTGCTCCAGATGGAAAGCGCGTGGACGGTCGCGCCGCAGGCTGGCGACACCTACGAGCTGCACTTCGAGATCCCCGAGCAGCACATGCAGCTCGTGCTCTACATGGCGGCGAATTCGCTGTGGGGCACGCGCGGGCAGTACGAGCAGCAGAAGGCGTTTGCGGCGGTGCTCGCGGACGAATACTCGTCCTTCCAGCGGCACATCACGCCGCGGCAGGTCGCGCAGCCGTACTACATGCGACACACGATCCTTCCGGCGGGAGCGCAGGGTATTCTGCGCACCGAGGACACTCAGTACCCTCTTTGGAGGTGAGCCCATGTCGATCTACGAACGCGGCGCGAAGTGGGTGCATCTCACGGGCGCGACCAACAACACTCGCTGCATCCCTGGCGACGGCGCAGGCTCGCGCCTCAATGAAGTCGTGAACACCACGGTCGTCGCTCCGAACGCGGACGTGACGAATCTGCGAACGCAGGCTCGCTTGACGGCCACCACGTCGGTCGCCAACGGCCAGCTCGCCATCACGTCGGGCGGGTTCTTCGGGACCGTGACCAACGTGAACGCGGGTACGGGCGTCATCACGGTCGACAAGTGGCGCAACGCTCGGCAAGACGACTCCGGCGGCGCCGGGCGTGGCCCCGCTGCGACCGAGACGATCCGGTTCTTCCCGGCGGGCTCCTGCTTGGCGGGCTCGACCAAGGTGCGCCTGCTGCGCATGATCGTCACCAAGGCCGTCACGGGCGTTGCGGCGTCGCACATCCTCGACTACCGCATGGCGACGGCGACGCCGGTTCTGCCGTGGGCGAGCGTCGTCGGCCAGTTTGGGTCGGTCGACCTCGACATCCAGCTCGGCGGCCCGTTCGGGCTCATCACGGACACGATTGCGAACTTCGACTGCACCGTTACGTTCACGCTGAACTGAGGCCGCCATGCCGAACCAGCCGGGGCGTCGGCACTACCGGCGCTATCCGATCAAGCCGCTGGCGCTCGGCCTGAACGATGCGCTAAACCCCGCTCTCCTCGAGGACGGGCAGACTCCGTTTTGCGAGAACATCGACTTCGACCGCGAGAGCGTGTCGGGGCACGGCGGGGCGATCAAGTTCAACAACCAGCCGGCGCCGCACTCGGGCGTGCTGACCACGGTGTCGGAGGCTGCGCTGGGCGGCGTGCCGTCGCGCGGCTACGTGTTCGTGCCGTACCGCCGCGAGCAGGATCTTGGCGGCGACTTCGCGCTCTCGGGGACGGCGCTGTCGCCATTGACGCACGAGTTCCACGGGCGGCGCGGCCGCTCGTTCACGTTCTCCATCGGGTTCGGGTTGCCGGCAGACGAGCGGCTCTACTCGCCGCGCGCGGGGTCGGGCGCTCCGGCGTCGCCGAACAGCGAGATCAACACCTACGACGAGGCGCTCGAAGAGTGCTTCCTGATCGCGCAGAAGGGCGGGGACGCTTTTTCGCCGATGTCGTGGGCGCTGGGCGTGGTGAACACGGGCGACCAGTTCGAGACGATCACGGGCGCCGCGGCGTTCGACCGGCCGAGTAACTACGCGCTGGTGTTCATGTGGTACGACGCTCCGGGGTGGGGTGCGTACGGCGGCAACCAGATGCGCTACCTCGTGGGCGCGGGCGGCGCGAACGTCGGTTCGTCCGGCCGCCAAGCGACGATGGGACTGCGCGCGATCATCGCCAAGGCGTTCATCGAGCCGGGGCGCGCGTACCAGGTGGCGGTGCGGCTGCGCTTGGACACGGGCACGCCGGGCGACGCGACGAGCTCCAACCCCACGGCGGCGTGGAACAGCGATGGCGCGTTCGAGATCGTGCTGCGCGACGACGCGGGCACGGTGACGCGCTGCGCGACGAGCGGGACCGACCTGTTCTCGTGGAAGGGTCCGACCGACAACTTCGACTATCTGACGCGCTACGGCGTGCGGTTCTCGGGGCGCGATCCGATGTTCTTGGGCCTGGGGATGCGCTTCGCTCCGTGGGCGACGCAGGGGTTCGCGCCGCTGGGCCTCGACTCGGCGCACATGGACTCGGCCGGACATCGCATGGTGGACGTGTCGGCGATCAATCCACCGGTGGCGTATCCGGCGGGGCAAACGTGCGTCTACACGGCTGGGACGCCGTTCCTCGGGCTGAACCTCCGAGGGATGCACGACTCGACGGCCTCGAACCTGCCGAGCCCCTACGACCCGCTGGATTTGGCGAGCGCGGCCGCTCCGTGGCCGGGCCTGTTCAACACGGGGACGGGCGCTGTGCCGGGTCAGGCTGTGGCGAACACGAGCGAGGCGCTGCGCAACTGCTGGGCGGCACTGTGGGGAAACCAGAGCGGCGCGACGCCGGCGAGTGTCCGCGGCGGGCGCATCCGCATCGGCACTTACACCGAGGTCGCGGGCAACTTCCGGCTGAACCGCGCCGACAACTTCTCGGCGGTCACGGGATTCACGTCGTCGCCGTTCTTTGTGATCGTGTTCCGCTGGCATCAGCGCCCGCTGCGGCTCTCGAGCTTCCGCATCTGGACGACGGCGCGCGACCTGACGACGGCGCGGGCGCGCTTCTCGCTGGCGTCGTACTCGCTGCCGGACGACCTGGCCGAGCAGGACGTGTCGAGCCTCGTGGGCGCGTGGCCGCTGGACGACGCGGGCGGCGCGGCGCTGCGCGAGCTCGTGCTGGGGAACACGGCGTTCCTCGCGCCGTACACGCTCGGGCGCGGCGCGGGCAAGCTGTTCCTGAGCGGCGAGGGCGAGGCGCTGACGCTGGACATGGAGGACGACAGCGTTCTCCGGCGCGAGCTGACCGAAATGTTCCGCTCCGGCTCGTCGGGGTTCGCCATCGAGTTCTCGTGCGTGATCCCGCAGGCGTACTACGGGCGCGAGGTGCCTGTGGGCTCGACGCAGCGCCGAACGCAGGGGGCGCCGGTCCTGGCCTCGTGGGAATTGCGCGAGGACAACACGGGGCTGGACGTGGCGGCGCGTCCCATGTTGCGGCTGTGGAACGCGAGCGTGGTGGACTTCGCGCTTGGCTCCGATCCGTTCTTCTTCCCGCAGGGCTTCACGCTCGAGGTCGACACCACGCTCGACAACGAGACGGGCTCGGTGGCAGTGGCGGTCGAGCCTTGGTCGACCGGGCCGGTGGCGAACTTCTCGACCACGGCCGAGTGGGTCGGCGAGCGCATCCGCATCCAGATCGGCGTGCAGTCGACGGGCAACGCGAACGAGTACCGCGTCTATCTGGCGGCGACGCCCAAGAGCGTGCTGAGCCCGGCGGCTGGTGATCCCGCTGGGGCCGAGTTCGCCTACTTCTCGACGCTGACGATCCCCAAGCGCGACCTGCTGCGCTCGGTCGTGACCATCGGCGGCGCGTGGCGCCCGGATTCGCTGCGAGCCGACGAGCTGAGCGCGCGCCTGATCGTCGAGGACGTGCGGGTGTTCGGCGTGGCGGCTCCTGGGGCGCTGCCTGCTGCGAGCGGCGGCGTGACGGCTGCCGGGACGGGGAAGCTGACCGGCGGCCGCGCGCTGCCTCCTGGGAAGCTCACGCGGGCCGACCTGCTGCGCCCGCTGGGGCCTTCGGCGCCGGGCGTGAACGTGACGCGTGACTCGGCGACGGTGACGTCGGCGGATGGCCTGGCGTTCTTCGCCGGCCAGCCGGAGGACACGCTCGAGGCTGTAGCTGAAACGCTGTTGCGCGTCTCGCGCGACACGCTGGAAGTGCGGCAAGACGACACGGCCCCGCTGGTGCTGGACGAGTTCTACTACGCGCCCTCGGCGTCGGGATCGAGCATCACGCTCTCGCGGCCCTTTGACGGCCCGACGATGCGGAACGCAGCCGCGGCGAGCTTCCGAGTCATCGGCTACACGGCCTTCGAGGACGATCTCTCGCACGTCACGGTGCAGACGTCGATGTCGGACCCGTTCGAGGTCGGCGTGACGGTTCCCAGCGAGGCGGCGCTCACGCGCGAGGTGTTCGCCAACATCGCGCCATGCGCCGCCGAGTGGCGCATCCGCACGTATTCGCCCGCCGTCGTGGCGCTGGACGCGGCGCCGCGCTGGTGGCGTGCTCCTTCGATTCCGCGGCGCAATCCGGTGCTCGGGATGCGATCGCACCGCGGCGACCTGTTCGCGGCGACCCGCGGGGCTCTGTACCTCGCCGACGACCGCTGGCGCATCGAGGGACCGACCGACACGATCAAGCGCAGCCTGCACATGCGCGCGACGCGCGTGCGCGAATCGGGGTCCTACGTTCCGCTCGAGGGCGACGCCGTGCGCTTCGATACTGCGACGGGGCTCGAGGTCACCTCGGCGCGGTTGGGGACGCAGTTCTCGATCGACGCCTGGGTCAAGCTCGACGGCCTGGCCGACTTCCAGACGATCCTCTGGGTGGGCTCGCTGTCGACGAACCCGATGCGCAACGCGAGCGGCTCGGCCGGGCAGCACAAGGTTCACCTGTGGCTGCGCCTGGCGAACGGCTCGCCGGAGCTCGCCATCGGATCGACCGCGACGTTCGACGGCACGAACCGTCCCGACGGCGGCCTGTTCGTCGCGCGCGGCGCTGCGGCGCTGACGCCGGGCGAGTGGACCCACGTTCGATTCACGCTGGTCGGCGCGCAGTCCAATTCCTGGATTTCGAGCGGCGTGCTGTGCTTCGTCAACGGGCGCCCGGTGTCGGTGCGGCTGCTGGCGACGGAGAACGGCGCGGCCGCGGGATCGTGGCTGGACCTGGCGAACGTCGTGCCCATCACGGGCTGCTCGGTGCTGCTGGGCGTCGCGCGGGCGTCCTACGCGGAGCCGCGCTCGGCGCGCACATTCACCGACGGGGCCGTCGGCGGCGAGGTTCTTCGGCCTGACCGTTTGCACGGTCGCGTGCATGGCCTCGGCGGGCTGCTTGCGCGCGTCGCTGCTCGCGCCGGAGCCGCATCCTCGGGGTTCCAGCCGGAGGCGCTCGCGGACGCAAGCCCGACGTTCCTAGCGCTCGCGGCGCCCGAAGGCGTGGGGCACAAGACGCTCGACTCTGGCGGCGCGCAGTACGGAGTGATCGAATCGCACCCGGCGATCAGCCTCTTCCACGAAATGGGCCTGCACGACAACCCGGCGAGTTGGGGCCTGTACGGCGCGTCTCTGTTCGTCACCACGGGCGGGAGGCCGGTGTATGTCCGTCCCTAGCGCCAAGCACGCGGGAGTGCGCCCGCCGGTGTCGGAGCCGCGTTTCAAGCTGCGCCGCGGTGCGCCGCTGTGGAAGCCGAACGCGCGCGACGCATCGGTCGCCAATCCCGACGCTGACCCCATCGGCCCGTCCTCGGCGAGCGACGGCGCGATCTTCCACTACCAGACCGACGGGAACGCCTACCTCTACCAGCGGTGGGATACCGAAATGGCGTTCGAGCCCACGGCGCTCACGCCGGGCAGCGCCGACGTGTTCGCGTTCAAGTGCCTGGTCAAGCCGCACTCGATCAACGGGCGACGCCTGCTGTTCTCGAGCAAGGGCGAGAGCGCAGCGTCGGGCGGGATTTTCGTCGACATGCTCGACGGCAAGGCGCGCGTCGGCTGGTACGACACGGTGCAGAAGCGCGAGGTGTGGATCGAAACCTCCGTGCCCGTGTTCGACCCGCACCACTGGCACTACGTCTATGTGCGCAAGCGCTACCCCAGCAAGACGCTCGGATCTGGCTGCTGGCGAGACACGCTCTTTGGGCTCACGGCATCGACGCTGAACGACGTGCTGCTGGTGCGCCGGTTCCGCAAGACCTCGGCGTCGAACTTCCTGCGCCGGACGTGGGACTACAAGCCGAGCTCGAGCGTGCGCCAGTTCGTCGGGTTCACGACCGATTTGGAGCAGAGCGTCGCGGACTCGTCGGGAACGGGCCTCGTCTCGCGCAACGACCGCACTTTCACGGGCAACGCAGCGGGCCAGGTGACGGCGAGCGCGGCGTGCTTCACCGCCGACTTCCTGGGGATGCTGTTCTGCCCAGGGACCGGACCCTTCGCGGGCCAGTCGTTCGTCATCAACGCCTTCACTTCGTCGACGGTGGTGAACGTCGTGGACCCGATCACGGGCGCGGCGCCGGACCTTTCGACGCTCGTGAGCGATCCGGGCGGCGTCTACACCGGCGTCAAGCTCATCAAGTCCGAGGGCTTCGCCGACAGCGAGAACGTCGACCAGTCGAGCTACCCCATCGAACTGTTCGGCTCGCACCTTGCGCTGGATGCGTCCAGCGGCGTGATGCCGTTCGTTGGCGAGTTCGCGTCGTTTGCGTACACCGTGGAAGCGGGCGCGGCACCGGCGATCTTCGAGCCGTCGAACAGCGCCACCGGCGGCGGCCTCAACGCCGACCTCGCGGACGACGGATGCGATTTGTTCGGCAACACGGAAATCTTCACCGCGGGCATCGCCGGCCCCGGAGAACTGCACGCGAACGAGTCGGCGGCCGACGCCTTCACCGCGGTCGACACGCAGCCCTACGGACTTGCCGACGCGGCCAGTTCCAAGCCGAACGAGAAGATGCAGGTGGCGATCACCGCGGCGGCCTCGAGCGCGCGAGCGACCACGCCGACGTGGAAGTTCCTGCGCGAACGCGGCGAGCTCAGCAAGAAGTTTCGCGTGCGCTGCGCGTTCTACGACCCGGCCCAGGCCCAGGTGTCCGCGCCCGGTCCCGAACTGGAGATCGACCCGGCGGGCGACGACGCCAGCAACACGAGCAGCAAGATCGAAGTCCAACTCCTGGACTTGCCCGCATCGCCCGACCGCGGCGAGATCGAAACGTGGGTCTACGCGACGCTGCCCGGCACGTTCTCGTTCTTCAAGGTCGCCGAGGTTCCCAAGGGCGCGACAAGCACCTCGTTCTCGCCGACGCTGGACGAGCTCGCGCGCGGGTTGCCCCTGGAGTTCGACAACTGGCCGCCGCCCGATTGCAGCGTGCTCGAGGTGTCTCAGGGCTCGCTCGTGTGCGGCAACTTGAAGCGCTGGGTGAACAGCGACGAGGGCGAGCCGACCGACTTCCCGGACGTGGCCGTGTTCTCGAAGCCGAACCGGCCGCTCGCGTTCCCCGCCGAGAACATCGTGGCCGTGCCCGACGCTTCGCGCGAGGGCATCACGGGCCTGCGCGACTTCAACGGCCGACTGGTCATCACGAAGCGCGACACGATGCACCGCGCCGTGCTGCGCCAGGGGGCCGCACAGAGCGAAGTTGTGAGCAAGACGTTCGGGGCGTCAAGCGGAGCGGCTCTCATCGAGCACGAGGGCGTGCTGCTGTTCTGGGGCAAGCGCGGCGTGTACGCCTACGACGGCTCGGGGATCCCGCGCTGGGTCGGCGCGAACGTGCGCGAGTTGTTCGAGAACGGCGTCGAGCCCGGCGCCGCGTTGCGCGCTGTGGCGGCCGTGAACCCGCGCCGCAGCCAGATCGTGATGACGCTGCGCGAGCGCGACGCGCTGGACACGAGCCACCGGCTGAGCGCGGAGCCGTTCGGCGGCGGCCTGCGCTTCTCGCGGTACGAGTCCCCCAACCTCACGGCGCTGTGCGATCACGCGACCGACGAGGGCGAGGTCGGCGAGTTCGTCGGCGGAACCGAGGAAGGCTTCTTCGTCTGGCTGGACCGCCAGGACACGGGGCTGTTCATGCTCGGGGCCGCGGCGACGCACGGCGCTTCGGCGCTCGTGGCCGGCGTCGGCAGCACCACCACGCAGATCGTTGTGGCGAGTGGTACTCTCGATCTCGCGCTCGCGGGTCCGCGCGGGGCGGTTGTCTCGTGGGGAAACCAGCGAGGTGTTGCGCTGGGTGGAGAAGCAGGGCTCATCCTCCTCGATCGGCCCGCGAGCGCACCTCCCGCCAACGGCGACGCGATCAAGCTGGGCGTGTCTCCGCGCGTGTGGGAGACGCGGTGGCTCGACTTCGAGGACAGCGAGAGCGTCAAGCGCGCCCGCTACCTGGACGTGACGACGACGCTCGGGACCGGCGCGATCACCGTGTCGGCGTTCCTGGACTTCAACGCGACCGCGCGCTCGCTGATCCCGCACGCATCCAACCCGCCAGCGAGCCAGATCGACACCGCCGCGCGCGCCGTCACGCGCTTCGACATCGGGCACCTGAACGCCCGGCATTTCAAGTTCCGGTTCGAGTCTGATTCGCCCTTCGAGATCATCGAGGTCGTGTTCCGTGTGTCCGACACCGATCCAACCTGAGCCCATCCAGCTCGACCAAGTGCCGCGTGAGTACGACGCCGCCGCCGTGCAGCGCGTGCTCGAGGCGTCGATTCGTCGCGTGATGGAGCGCTCCAACATGGAGGCCCCGCCCGCAGCGCCGATCATGGCGAGCAGCGATCCTCTTCCGTGGGTGCTCTGATGCCGACGCCGCGCACGCTGAACGGAGAGCTGACCGCAGGCGAGCAGGTGCTCTACCGGGCTCCGGCGGATCGCTGGGCCGTGCTCGTTTCGCTGCGGATGCTGAACAAGTCGGGCTCGACCGCGACGGGCTCGGTGTTCGTGCGCACGCGCGCGGGAAGCACGCAGATCGCCGGACAGTCGTTGGGCGCGGTAGGCACGGCGACGAACGGCTACGACCTCGGCTCTGTGCGCATGGTGCTCGAGCCGGACACGTCGATCTTGGCGATCGCAACCGCCGCCGCGGCCATCGACTGCACGCTGACGCTCTTGGAGTACCCGCTGAGCGTGTAGGATTCACCCGGAGGTTCCCATGTACGCACAGCCCGGCTACTCCCAAGGATTCGACCCGTACGGCGTCAACAAGCCGAAGGGGCCGGCGCCGACTGTGACGCCGGGCTCCGGGCAGTTCACGGGCGCGTACTCGAGCTACGGGCATCCCGGCGCTCCAGTGAAGGGCGTGACGCCGTACTTCCTGACCACGGGCGCTCCGCAGCGCGTGGAGCAGTACGCGCAGGACGCTCTCCCGCTGATCCGCGAGGCGACGATGGGCGCGCTCGGCCAGAATCTCGCCACGCAGGGCGGGATCTTCCGCGACTCGCAGCGGCAGCTCGGCGATCAACTCGCCATGCTCGGCGTGAACCCGGCGGCGGCCATCGGGCGTTTCACGCCGCAGGCGAACATGCAGTTCGCGGGGCAGCTTGGCGGGCTCGCCGCTGGTGCGCGCGGCCAGATGGCGCAGGGCCAGATGGACCTT